ATTATTATGGTACTTCTACCCCAACACCCGGTGTTGTTAACCCAACAGCTTCCGCGTATTTTAGATATGTTTCAACACATGACGGTGTTGTAAAATCTTCTATATTAAGTCCCTTAACTTTCACTATTAGATCTTCGCAGTGTTCTGAAACAAATCTCAAATAAAAATATTGTGTAAATGCACTTATTGACGTATCATATAATTCAAATGGATTTATATTAAATTGAAAATTAGTTGTTACACCAGACGCCACTAAAGTAGTTGTTGTTGCTGATGTTATACCATAATAAACATTAAATGGAACGTTAGAAGGTACTAATTGTATATTTGTTATTATCATATATTATTAATTTTTATAGTCCACCACATTGATTAAATCTTTTTATTAAATATGTATTCGATCCCACTGTTATTGTTTGTGGATTTGATATTATTGATATTGAGTTAACTTGTATTTGTGTTACTCTTAGAGTGGCGGTACCCGATGTTCTAGTTCCGAATGTAGTATTAGTACTAGTTGAACCAGAATTAAGTGTTAATGTACCAACTTGAGATAGTGTACCATTAGTTGTTGAACAAATTCCATCATTATATTGTGTTATTACGCCAGATGAAAATGTTAAATTATCTAATGTTGTACCAGATATTACATTTATAAGTAAATTAATTTGATTAGATATAACCGCATCTTCTTCAGGTATTAATTCAATTTCCGCTGTTGGTGTTGGTGCACTACAACTTTGACAAGCACCAATTACCGTTGCCACATTTGTACCATTTGTAACCACACTTACATATTGACCAGAATAAGTTAAAAATGTATTATAACCTGGAACATAAGTACTAAATGATGGGTGAGTGAATGTTGTTGATGTACAGAATGTTGAGTTATTTCCGACGGAGTTCACCAATAAACTACCAATACCAAGACAAGCATTTAGAAATATTGATGAGGGGTTTTCAATTAATGTACCAATGAATAAAATTGTTGTGGTAGATGTAGGTGTTGGTGTTGTAGTTGTAGTTGGAGTTATTGTTGGAGTTATTGTTGGGGTTGTGGTTAATGTACTAGTAGGTGTAGATGTTATTGTTGGTGTATTAGTGGGTGTTGGAGTTGGGGTAATGGTAGGTGTGGATGTTGGTGAGACATATAAATTACATACAATATCTGAATTAGTTATTCCAGAAAATGTAATAATATATTGACCATTAATATACTCTGCAATATATACATAAGGTATTACTTGTAACCCTAAATTAAATGTTCCACCGGTATCGGGATTATAAATTATTGATGCTGTATATCCTTCGAAATTTTGTGATGTTATCGTTATATTTGGCATATTAAAATTTTAATTTTATTAAACACAAGCACCGTCTTGTAAAATTATTTCAACAATATCAGTTGATGATATGGGGATAGGTGAAAATGTGTCAGTAGTGGTATTAGTATACGTGTTACAATCAATAACAAATGAGTTAACAACTAATGATATATTAACTTGAGATGATGTTGTTACAGTATAATCTATTCCGAGTGTTGTGCCGGCATGTGTTCCTTCCGCTTGTGACCCATTACTTACCGGTAATGATCCAACAGTTATTAAATAAAACGCAGGGGTTATTGATCCAATAGAAGTTGCCGCTGTTGTGTTATTTATAACAAAGAAATTATTACCCGATGTTGGTGTACTAGTTGGTGTTGCGGTAGGTGTAATTGTTGGTGTTGGTGTAATAGTTAATGTTGGTGTAATAGTTGGTGTAGGTGTACTAGTTGACGTAGGTGTAAGTGTTGGTGTTGGACATGTTAAACATGGACCAAGTACTGATGCGGTATTTGTACCGTTAAATAATATACTAAAATATGTGGTCCCAAATCCAATAAATGTTTGAGATCCATTAAGGAATGAACTAAATGATGGATTTGTAAATGTTGTTGATGAACAGAATGTTGTACTATTACCCGTTACATTATATGTTGTCCCACTCCCCGCACAGATACCCAATTCATAATCTCCAGTATTTTGAACCACATCACCAACAAAATTACTTAATGTAGGTGTGGGTGTGTTACTTAATGTAGGTGTGGGTGTGTTACTTAATGTAGGTGTGGGTGTACTAGTTGGTACAGGACTTAATGTATTATCAATTAATGTTGCAGAACATGTAACACCGACTCCAGAAAAATATAAAACATATGTCCCAAAAGTGTATTCAGAAGTGTATGTATAAGGTATTGTTTGTGACCCTAAATTAAATGTTCCACCGGTATCGGGATTAAATGTTATTACCGCCGTTTGTCCACTATAATTACTACTTGTTAATTCTACTGTTCTCATTTTATGTTGTAAAGTTTAAACAAATTTCATAATATGACCCAACATGGAATAATGGATCATCTGTTGTGAAATCAATAAATAATGTATGTGTTGTTCCTGCCGGTAATAAATATGGTCCTGGTACAATTATATTTTCAATAACAGGTCCCATAGCACAACCTTGATTTAGTTCTTGTGATGTTGCACTTGCAATTAATGTACCATCTAAATAGAATGCTATATTTTCATAATCGGTATTTTGTAATTCCGCCAAACCACTAAAACTTAAATTTAAGAAAGTATCAACAGGTCCAACAGTAATTGTTGCCGTTGCGGTACCTGTTTGTGTTATATTACATGTACCACCACAGTTGAATGAATCTGCAATGTTAAATCTAACACATAAATTATCGGGTGATATAATCCATTCAGCGGTCTCACATCCTGTTACGCCAGATGTGTTCTTAGTTGTTGACCAAATTAAACCTGATACAGGTAATAAATAAGTTGGTGTTGGTGTTGCGGTAGGTGTAAGTGTTGGTGTAATAGTTGGTGTAGGTGTACTAGTTGATGTAGGTGTAATAGTTGGTGTAGGTGTACTAGTTGACGTAGGTGTAGGCGTTGGTTCTAATTGTAAATTCACTGTGCAACACTCTGGTATTTGAGATGATCCATAAACTGTTAATGATGGAATTGTCTGTGTAAGTATTGGTGTGTAAGGATATGTTAAAGGTATATTATATATTTTACCGTCCGAATTCGCAACATATAATGAACCATTATCTTGGAATATTCCATATGGTGATGTGGCAGTTGTATTTAAATTGGCACTTGTTTCAAATAATCCAGTGGTATAATCATATTGATTTAAAAATACCCCACCTGATTTTGTCACCGTAAATAAAACTTTGTTATTTGTTGTGTATACAATATCACCAGCAATACTTTCAGTTGGTGCTAAAGAGAATACTGTATTTACCGTTGCGACCGAAGATGAAATGTCTATTTCTATCATCTCATCTAATCCTGATACGGAATTATAATATGTAGATAATAATTTCGTATCATTTATCGCACATAACCCCGCACCGATGTTGTTTATTCCACTTGGTAGAGTTATTATCCTATTAAATGTTGTGGACCAAGGATTTAATGTAATATTCCATTCATATATTGAACTATTATATAACCACATTTTATTTGATGTATGAGCGATATCAGGAGAAAATATAAATGTACCTAAATTAGTTTTAGTGTTTGAAGAATAATCATAATAATAAACGTCATTAGAATTATCATTAATTAAAATACTGCATTGTGGTAAAAATATTGATGATGGTATGACACATTCACCTATTACAGAGGTTCCCGATAATGGTAATGTTGAGCCGGTGTTACCTGACCATACATTTATATCATCTGATAAGGGATAATAATCATTGTTAATTAGATATCCATACATTTGATTACTTGGTGGTGTACTAGGATTTAAATAATCATATGATTCCCACATTTCCCATCTAGTAGTTCCACTATTCCATAAAACATATATTGGTGTTGTTGTTAATGATGGATTATTAATATAATATACTAATTTACCGTCATAATGTGTGGTTGGGAATCCTGAATATATATAGTTACTAGTACCGCCAGATGTTAAATAAAAACATACTTCTGGTGGACATTCATTTAATGATGAGTTAAGTAATCCAACTTGTAACGAAATTCTATTCCATTGATATTCTGTACTACTTATTGGTGTGTTTCCACTATAATTTAAATACCCTATTGACGTGCCAGGTGTTTTGTTTGTTACGTTATATGAATTAACATATTCCCATCTTGTAGTTCCACTATTCCATACAACGGCACCAAAAACACAAGTAGTTGTACCTGTACCTGAGTTTGTGTAATTTAAACTATAGTAATATTTACCATTGTGATAACCGGCAGGGTACCTTAATTCAGTTGAAAGTACACAAGTAATCTCACCTGGATCGAAACTAAAACAAACAGGATCTGGACAATTTTTTACTGTCGTTACGTATGCACCAAGTTCAGGATCATAATTATAAATCCATTGATATTCTGTACTACTTATCGGTGTGTTTCCGGTATAATTTAAATAAGAATATAAAGTACCTGATGTACCTAATGTTGTGTCAAAATTTTCCCAGTGTTCCCATCTATTTGTTCCGTTATTCCAAATGATATAATAATCATATGTACCATCAGTAGATTTATAATAATTTCTATTATTATAAACACCTACTATTTGATATGTATATGATGTATATAATGTTGTTGATGAATATGTACCAATTAAACAAATGTCGGCACATAACAAATCACCACAATCATCTTCGACTTCATCTATTGTTGGTGTTATAGGACAATCTTCAACATCTGTATAATATTGTTGTACACAATTATCATCACCGAAGAAATCATTTACATGAGTTTGATATTTGTGTTGTAATAGAACTTGATGCGTGTCATTACCATTAAATACTATTAAATCGTTCCCGACAGGTATATTTCTACCAGATGTTTCAAAATTTAAATTATAGTATAAATTTGGTTCACAATAATTTAAATCTACCGCAATAACTTCAATTAAAAATCCATCTACATTAATTAGATAATCACCATTGTTATCCAAATAATCTTCAGGATAAGGGCAACATGGGTCTATGGGTTCTTCACCTCTCACTTGTAAATGTTCCGGTATTCTTTCATCAAAAAAGTAATTTGTTTTTGTTATAATTTTACCATCAATAATTTTATTAGTATATACTTTTAATTTTGTTGTTGGTAATACTTCAATTACGGTTAATGATCCATTAGAGGTTAATCCACTAATAATACTTTTTTTAACTGAACCTAAACACTCTATACTTTTTACTTTATTATAATCATACTCATAAGTGAAGGAATAACCATTAACATTAGCTATTTTAAAACTATTGTTTGAAAATCCTGAACATGGTAAATAATTAGCTGTTAATAAATTATCATCAATATTAATATCTTTTACGTCAATTATTTCAATAGCACCAACATTAATATATGACATTATTGCATTATAATCTATAGTACCATTTTGTATTTGTATTAATGGAAATGAACTTATAATTCTAAGAGCCCTACTATTTGATAATAATCCGTAATTATATGACGGTCCATAACTTACTTTAGGTATTAAAACACAATTTTGGAAATTATCAACAAATGTCACCGCGGTTTGTGATGATATATGTGTTAAACCAGTACAAGGTGCGCATCCCAACCAAACACTTGTGCCAGAAAAATACGTATCTATCACAAATTCTTGATAGTAACTACTATCCACATCATGTTCATATTTTTTCTGAAAACCGTTAACAATTAACTTTGTTTCACAGTTTGCAGCATCGAAGAAATTAATTTGTATTTTTTCACCTAATGAAACCGCGGAGAATTGAATTGAGCATGGATCTATTTGTGTGAATGATATTCCGTTACTAGTGGTGCCAGATGATCCACTAAGTAATTCACAACCAGTATACTTATAAAAAGAAGAACCATCCCCACCTTTTTGTACTCCAACACCATTTGTTAAAGAAAAAACTAAATCAACTTGTGGACAATAATCTGTTGGGCAATCACCAGAACTTATTGTAACATCGGCAACAAGACAGGTTGGGTTTATTGGTTTATATTCGGCGTCAAATCTATATAAAAAATAATCTTCGACCGAACAATCATTGAAATCATATTTTATTGAGGTGAATCTAACTTTTTCTTTCCCGTCAATATCGGTAAAATATTCAAGTTTTAATTTTGGTTTATATTCCCAAGTATATGTTTGTCCTGTTGTATTTAAAAATGGTTGATAATTAACATATCCGGCAGTATATCCTGTTACATATTTGTTTACCACATTTTCCACCAAACCAGATAGTGCAATTTTCCACAAATCTTCGGCCTTATCAATATCAGGATCTAAATGATCTTTAAAATCACATATCAACGGTATTCCTGTTGTACCACTATCAGGTATAATTGTACAACCTGTCATTGGTGCTGGATTAAATAATTTAACACTATTGTTTGTATTTGTCGCACCACTAAATAAAATACAATATGATGATCCCGAAAAAACCTGTCCATCAATTTCTATTATAGGACAATACGTTATACCTGTTATATTAATTAATCCTCTGAAATTTTCTTCTTCACCTAATATTGTTTCTAAATCTTCTGATATTGCTTTTTCAAAATCAGGATATAAATTTTCTTCGAAAGTTTTTGCTTGACACCCTATATTATATTTGTATTTAGGTCTACCAAAAAAATTATTTGTTATCAAAACACCACCAGTCCATAATGTACTTGAAGGTATTAATTGATCTAAAACTTGCATCCAATATGGACTCATTTTCTGAATAAATTCATGTGAGTCTATAAATTGGTATGGTGTAAATCCAATGGTATTAAAATAAGATGTGTAAACATCTTCTAAAGCTATGTAATTTTTTTTGTATCTAATTACATGAGAATTTTTAAGTTGTGTGTGTATTGTTTTATCTAAAAATTCTGCGAATGTTACCCCTGTTTGTGGGTATAGTGTATTTGTTCCGAATGTTAATAATAAATCTCTAGATTTTCTCCAAATATCATAATCAATAGATCTACTTGGTGAAAGATACGCATCAATATTTTTTCTATTTAAAATATATTGTGAATTGTCATTATTAAATTCTGACTTAACATTATCAATTGCGGGATCTAATCCATAACCAGTATCTAAACCAGGTAAAGTTCTAAAAACATCAAAATAATCTTCACCATACGTATATGATTTAGATTTTGTTTTTAATGTTTTTGTTCTACCTGTTAATATTGAATTTTCCTCATCAAGTATATCTACACTACGATGATTTAATGTCATGTCATACCATCCCGCACCTTTTTGGAAAAAAATATCACTAGTTTCATCAAATGCCCTTCTTGGTAATAATGTTGTTTCGTCAACCGGATAACCATCTCTATTGAAAGTTGTTAACCCTGTTATACTTTCTTTAGTATAACTAAATGTTGTTGGTGAAAATATACCTGTTGTTAAAACTTTACTTCTTTGTAAAACATCATAAATATCACTTTCGAGATCGCTTGAATTTGGTAATGATACTACTTTATAAATGTATTCATTTACCACAATTAATGGATCAGGAGCACCAAGAAATCTCAAAAAGAAGTTAATTGACGCTCTAGTTCCTTTTGATTTATATATCCATGCTAAGTTTACTAATAATCTTCTGTAAAACTCATATTCCGCTTCTACTAAATTTTTACCACCATCTTGTCCTTGATAATTACTTTTAGGTCTATTATAAAATATGTCATCTAATTTTTTCTCATCAAATAAATCTACTGTTGTTATGCCTAAATTTTCTGCTAAATTTTTTAATAATATGTCGGGAAGATTATTTATACCATCATAACTTACATTTCTCATGTAAGCAATATTATCTATATATTTTTTAACTCTATCAAAGTTTTGTCCATATAACTGAAATACACTTTCGGCCTTTTTTTCGTCTGTATCAAATTCATATAATTGTGGTGATGTTAAAAATCTAATAAATAAATTAGATTTATAATCATCTATTTGATCTCCGATTTCTTTTAAATCTGCTAGATAAAAATCAAAATCAATGCCGTCAATTTTTATATTCCATCCATCAACATATGTTGGCCAAGTAACTTCAACTTTTACAATATCGGTTGATGACCCATCAATTGTATCTTTTAAAACATTGAAATATGCGGTATATTTAGGATTACTTTCTCTATTTAATAATTGTTGTTCAATCTCATCTAAATTATTATAAAATTCTTCAAAAATTGAATTACTTGGTCTAACTAAAATAGTTTGACTATACGCGGATAACCCTGAAAATGGATTACCTTTTATTTTGAATTTTATTTCATTTAAATTATTTGATTCCTGATAATCATCAATTTGATATGTTTGATTATTAAATTCAATAACATATTTTTTAAAAGATGAATAGAAATTTTTTATACTTAACTCTTCTTCAGGTGATTTAGGTGTTATTGGTTTTTTTAGTTCAATGTCAAGAGGATTAAATATCCTTGAACTTTCTACAGAAAATGATGTTATTTCTCTGTCTTTATCAAAAGTTATGTTATATAAAGTATAAGGAATAATATAATTAATTCTTTCTTTATCAATTAAAAAACCAGCAGGATATTTACTAATTATATTTTTTACAGATACCTCTAACCTTTTAGATAATGATCCATATAATGATTTACCTGCGTCATTTTTTGCACTTCTAAATCTTATTTTTTTATCCGCTTCTTTTTCTTTAGATAAATCAATACCAACATCGCTTAATTCTTTATTTTGATCAACTAATGTATCTAAAGTTAAAAATTCAGAAAAGGGACTTGTCCTAAAATTCTTACTATCTTTTTCAGGTATAATTCTATCTAAAGCAAAATTCGTATTAGTTAATTGACTAGATCCATCGGTAATTTGGACACCGACTAAACTATCACTAAATGTATCTTTTCCGCTTGACGCCTGACTTGGTACTTTATATTTTGCCATTATATATCTGTAATCGTATCAAAATCTAATGCAGTATCTATATTTGTTTTCCTTTCTCTAACTTCGAATAATGTTTCATTAAATTCATCCTTAACTTCATAGAGATTGTATTGTCTATAGATATTGTTATTATTATCATAAATTGTGTAAATACCTGGGGCAATCGCCTTAGTTTGATTACCATACAAGGCATGTGCTAAAGTATTTGCATCATGTTCAACCATTTCTATTTCTATAGTGGTTGGATTCATAAAAGTGTTTGTTAATATTATTTTTTGTGACGGACTACCAATAAATGGAACCGTATTTGGTCTACTAGATGGTGCAGAGGATGGTGTTACAGTTAAAAACATTAAATTTGTTGCCTGATCTGTATATTGATATCTAATCGCCTTTTGTGTTGTATTAGTTAAATTTGACACAATTGGTGTACAATAAAATGATGAAGTTACCACCCTATAAAAATTAGGAATTTTAGTGTTATCTGTTGTGTTTATGTATTCTATTCTATATCCAATTAATCCTTGAGGGGTGAATTTATTTCTATCTTCGGTTGGTACATTACTTAAATCTATAATTAATCCTCTAACAGACGGTAATGACACTAAAATTCCACAATCCGTTATTGTCGTTCTGATTTGTTTTGGTCTAATGTGTAAGGTATATATACCAAGTTCAGAAAAATCATTTGAATTTAATTTTAGGTTATATAACCCACCTAAAATTTCATTATTTGGTGCGGTTGTGTCAGATGTCGTATTAACATTATGAAAAACCGGTGTTAAAATATCAGCCGAATTTAACTTTTTTAGTGTTACTTCAGATGTACTTAACCTATCCTCAACATAATGATAATAAATTTCCACATCCTGTGGTGATATGTCCGACGGTCTAATTATACCATATGATCCTACTGCCATATATTTTTATTTAATAAATATATTTTTTATTGTTTTATTACATTAAAAAATCCATTTCCATAAATTTCCAATTCTCCCGTATTGTCAATTTCTGTTAATCTAAGATTATTTTCCATAACACTAAGTTTACCACGTTCAATAAAAATATCTGAATAAATTGTTGGTTCGTCTATAAAACCAAGAAAATGTTCGTTTCTTGTTAATATTTTATTAAAAACTTCTTCTTTTGTGTAACCGGTAGTATTACCCGTAATCATGGTATAACCATCAGAATAGTCTTTATATACCAAATTGTCAATAGTATATGCACTAAAAATACCGACAGTATCTGTTCCAACGGTAACTCCACTATATAAATTTGATCCATATAATTTTAATTCATCAATTCTACTACCACCAATTGCAACATATTTAAATATTGTATGTCCTGTATTATTAGTATAATCTAAGTCATTTAAATAATCTTGTGAACCTAATGATGTTGTGTACGGTATCGTAAATCCACTAAATGTACCCAATGGATTGACCACTGTAAGATTTTGTGGTATTTTTACTATTTTTTTAAGTTCTTGTTTTGTCCATGGGCTATCCAATTTTATTGTTATAGTATATGAACTATATCCACTTAATGGGGTTGGGTATGTTTTAGTTGCGGTTGTTAATAAATTATTTACATGTATTGGTAAATTATTACTTGTTCCGTCGCCCCAATTTATTGTGAACGTGGCTTCTTTTATATATCTGAATTTTTCAACAAATACGGTATTATAAACTTGTACTGTTGATGCTGTTTGTGTATAACTAAAATTACAGAACTCTTCCACTTGTGTTATTTCACCATCAAATCCAACCATAATACCCATTTCATCAACAGAATCATCTAAATATAATGGTATATTATAAGTTAATCCTGTATTGACTTTTAAAATACTATATTTTGTCTTTTTCATTAACTTAGTGCTTGATAAAATTTTATTGGTTTATAACGTGTACCAACCTTACTTCCTGTCATTCCAGAATAACTATATACCTCATATGAATAGTCTGATTTATCTATTTCTAATTGAAAATATAAATCTCTATATTCTAAAATCTCGGTAGTAGGACTTAATGGTGAATTTGTAAAATTTAATATTTCGCCATCTTTTGCATTATAAAATCTAGCGGTAAACCAAAATGTATTTCCAGTTAATGATGTTTCCTCAAATGGTGTTTCATCTTTAAACCAAAAAAGATACATATTTTCTTTATTTCTATAATTTGAACCCGAAAAAACAGGTACTGATATGAATTTTAATAACCCCGTATAAAAATATTTTTCACCTAATGGCAATGATAAATTTTTTGAAAAAACTAATTTTCTATTTGATCTCTCAGGTCTTTCGTTGTTTGGTGTTTTATAAAATTCTAATCTAAAAAAACTTTCAGTAGATTGTTTTAAAAATTTTGCATTTTCTTGATGTGTTATACCCACTAAACTATAATCTAAACCATTATTATATGTTGTACCAGTGGTAAAATAAAAATAAAACCATATTTCATTTTGTGTAAACGGAGTCGCACCTGTTATCGGATATTCTTTATGAATATATCTAACTGTTTCATAATTATCAATTGGATTAATGATCTTTAATAAACTTTCTCTTTCTAATTCTTGTGCATTCTCTTGCCATCCCAAATCAGTTTTGAAATCATTCTCGTTATTAATAACAATATTATTTGTCAAGTTGTTTCTTAATATTTTCATCAACAATCAATATTTAAATTTTTGGATTTTTTAATACCATCTTGTTTATTTGTCAAATCTTTTTCATTTAATAAATAAAAGTTAATGGTTTTTTGAATATAATGTGTGTTATTTAAAAAAGGAAAATTTGTTCCAAATCCATCAACGTCCACATATCCGTGATCATATAAATCTCTCCATTTCCATAGATTTTCGTTTTTATCGTAAATTAAATTTTCTGGTAAATTATATATATCATTTGTTTGAGATGTTTCTATATATGGTGATAATTCCCTAATTTTAACTCTATGATGTGGTTGGTATCCGATACCAACTAAATTATTATTAGATGCTAATTTTAATGTTGTGTTTAAATTTTGTCCGTGATTAAATATGTTTAAAGGACTTGTTATTTTGTGAAACGCTTCACTAATAATTCTTTCCTTTAATTCTGTTTTATTATATTCAACAAATGCACCAGTTAAAATGGTTCCAATTGGTAATGAATTACCTCTATTAAATGTTATACCAGAATTTATAAAAGGTGTACTGGTTAATGTTGTTTCATTTGATGTTGTACCGCTAAAATGATTATCTACCCATGTATCATGAAAATGAAACCTATATCCAAGTTTGGGTGGATAATTAAAATACCCATTATCATTTCTAAAAATTATTGTCACATATAATTCTGTAGGAGTGTAATTAAAATTATTTGTTATTCCACTTAATGTATATGGTTCCTTAAAATCAAAAAGAACCGCCTCCATTCTATTTTTCTCAACATAATAATCTATTATACCTTGTGAATTTTGAAATAATAATTTTCTTTCTTCTTCAAAAATTGGTGATTCAAATCCTGCTTTATCTAAAATATAGTTGTTTTGGTTAGTTAATGTTTTATGTTTATGTACATAATATTCAGATGTTGTTTCATCGATTTTATTTATATTAATACATCTTTTTCCTATTATAACTCTATCTAAAATTAAAGATGGGTTAAATTGACTTCTTAAAATGTTAATAACATATTTTTCAGAATTATACGTTTGATTACCGACAGTATTAACATAAAATGTTCTACCACTAGAAGGTACACCACTGTTTAGTGTACTTTCTAAAATTGTTAAATATTCTCCCTGTTTGATACCATGTTCAACAGGTGATGTGAATGTATAGTATTTTCCATTTATTCTCGCCCTAAATGGAATACCATCTTTTGCTTGAAATGAAAATGTACCACCATCAGACAAAGTATATTTCATTGGATATGAAGTATCGGCACTATAAACATATGACAGATAAAAATTCCAATTTTTATAGGGGGCATTAATTTGAGTAGTTCCTAAATGATCGGTAACACCATCAGTTAATGTTATTAATGGACTAAAATCAGATGGTGTCAAACCTGATAATGGTGTATTTTTTTCTCTTAATACATCATTTCTTAAAAACGCAAATTCATTATAATTTATAAATCCTGTCCAATCAGAATTAGATCCATCATCTGATAATGATAAATTTCTTTGTAAAGGAGAATATGTGGTATCGCCTGAATATGTATTTCTAAAAACCATTCTAACTTTACCAAATATTTTATAATTTTTACATTCGTTTCTTTCTTTATTAAATTGTTCTGAAACATCCAATACAACATCTCTATCACCTTCCCTTAAAAGATTTTTAGATTCATCAAAATTTATCCTAAGAGATAAATTTTGATCTGGTGCTCTTTCATATAATTTATTTGGTAGTACTAATATTTTCTTTTCCATTATTTTTGGATATTAAATAAATAATTTCTTATAGATTTTAATAATGTATATGGTTGTTTATCACTTCTACAAATACCTTCTTCAACTGTTATTTTATTATATTCATACGCAACACCACATGTATCCCAATTAATTTCTTCACCTTCGTCTCTTCTTATAATTTCTATAATTTGTTTTTCATCTCTAACAATACCGTTTTTACTTTTAGGTATCTTTGATATAATATTTTCACTATAACCCTTTTCTTTACATTTACATATTGTCATTTTACCGTTTAATGAATATGATTTTTCCATTGCAGCAATTTCCATACCATCCATATATTCAGACATTTCAACAACTCTTCTATGTACAACACCACTAAAACAAGTTGTAAACATAAATTTTGTTTCATTATTTATTATTGGTTTTAGTGCATCCATTAATTTATAAACTTTTAATTTATCATCCGTTGTCTGTACTAAAAATTTACCAGTACCAAAACTTGTTATATTAATTTGTTTTAATTTATCAGGATATTTTTTTATAAATTTTTTAACATCTTCAATACATTTGTCAATTGAGCTATATGGTCCAATACTATATGTTAATCTTGATAAAAGATTATATAAAAAAGATTCTTCATTATTATATAAAACATATATTATAAGATGTGTCGGTTTCCTTTTTTTAAAAATATCTAGTATGTTCATATTAAAATGGTCCAAAAAGTTCTATAAATTTATCAAAGGCGGTTTTTCCTTTTCTCAATCCAAAATAATAATGAAATGGTGTACCGATTTCCATTATATGTCTTCTTTGTCCTCCAACGGTATACTCTTTATAATTGTCATTATATTTTTTATTGCCTGATCCATAATCTAAACAATCTCTTATTGGTGGTATAACATATGGGTTAAAATAATCATCATCTGAATTAACAATAGGATTAGGGTCCGGATTTAAATTTGACTTCATTAACTGTAGTCTTTGTGAATAGATATTTGAATTATAAAATTGTTGATTTTCACTATTACCAATTGTTAAAGCCTCACCAAAACCATGTCCAAAAGTTTCCCACATGTAATATGGTACTTTTTGTGATGTGTCACCTAGTCTTGATGGTTCATTTAAACATCTTCTAATTAATCCACCGTATCTTTCAGTAATTACTGTATCAGGATCATCCTCACTAAAAACAAAATCTATACCTACAGCACCTCTACCATCAAAAATTGTACTATACTGTGCAGTGTAAGGTGAATCAAATTCTTCATATTCAAAAGGATATATACCTGTTTGTGTATTAAAATTCATCAATTGTGCTATATCTCCATCAATTAACCCATATCCTCTAGCATCAAATAAGTCTTGTACATCTAATTTTCCCCTTTCTTTTATTTCTTTTGATTGGATAACATACTCAATTAAATCGTCTAACCCTTTATATGATGTTGAACCGACACTTCTAGTTATAGAACAATTTACATCAAGTTCAGGATCTACACATATTTCATTTATCCATGTATTTCTTGGTCCTAAATCAACAACCGCGGTTGGAAAATTTATTTCTCTTTTTGTTTTTACTGACCCCTCATAATTATAAGTTCTTAATTGACCATAAAAACCTTTTGTTTTATTCATATAGTCAGAAGTTAAACTAGGATTAGCCGCAAGTTGGGTACCAGTTGCCGGATCATAATCATATTGTGTTTCAGAAAAAGTATAATTTGGATTATATGGTGTTGATCTATAATATAAATGAAGACCAGAAGAGTCGGTAAACTTATAAATACATTGTTTACATAATCTATCATTTTTACCTCTTTTCATAAATTGAAAAAAGTATAAAGATCCTATCAACCACGAATCGGTAAATAAATAAGAAACAACTCCACCACACATTAATTGACCAAATAGTTTTCTTCTCCTCCATGATTTTAACATACCAAAAGTCTTTCCCGCTAAAGGTACTATTGTATAAACACCATCCCTAAATTCTGAAAATCCTGAATTTGTTCCTTGTGTTGTTAATGAATTGTCAACATAATAGGGCCCCTTTTTCTTTACTTCACCATAATATGCACCATTTATAACACATTGTACTGAATTATTATCAAAACCACCAAATTTCATTGGCCATTTACAATGATAACTTAGAACGGCACCAACGTTATATGGTGTACCAGAAAAACAAGGATCAGGGTGTAAATTTAAAATACTTGTTGGGTAATTATTATCCCATGAATCACTTGGATAATATCCTGTAGAGTTACTACGTTGATTATTTATCAACCATTGTCTCATGGTAGCATAATCAGGAAATCCTGCTAATGGAAAAACAAATCCCTTTAAATTCATTTTTCCTTCTCCACCATCTTCTGTCCATTTTGTATCTATTATGAAATCATATTTATCACAACCTCTTTCAGGTGATCCCGCCGGTCTGGCATCAGGATCATTTGCTTTATTATTACAATCACCAGGAACTTCCCACATTTTTGAAATTAAAACGCAACGATGTTTATTATGTATCGTACCATTTATTGGTTGATCCATTTGTGTAGAATATTCTTCTTTTATTTCATTAGCGATATCATCATAAAAACCACCACCTATTTTCCAATTATTTGTTGGTCCATATAATGATACATTTGGATTAAGTGAACTAGCAGGTCCATCCCAAATTATTGGATATTTTGTTCCACATCCAATAGCAATTTGTTGAGTAGATCCATCATTAAAAATATCAATTTCAACAATATAACTTCTATTTAATTGTACACCGTTAAATGTGACACCTGTCCATGGAGCTAATTCATATCCACCACAAAATGCAGTAGAACCAGGTGTTACAGTTACACTTAAACCCGTTATTGATGGTGGTATAGTAAATACGGTACCTTTTTTCGCGTAAAGTGTAACAAAAGTTACACCGGTTGATGGATTAGGGGCCGTTATGGTGATTGGTGGGGCTTGTTGATTGTCACAATTAGTATACCCAGTTATGTGATAATTTAACGATCCGATATGTGTAAATGTATATGTGTCACAAGGTACATTAAAATAAAGATCACCATCAAGATTGCCGTCTTGACATTTTGAAGAAGAACTTTCCGTATACGATAAACCAGTAAAGATTGGTGGTATCACCCATGATTGACTCGGTTGCCCACAAAATCTTCTAATATAATTTGCTGGCATTTCTTCAGTAACAGAAACACCATCACAATCAGTATATGTAATTGAGTAACCGGTTAAACCAGTATTTGTAAATGTATATTCACTACAGGGTGTTGATGATTTTCTTTTGGGTAAATATTTCTCACCAAAATTAATATTTGTTGCAATTGGTGGTCCACTAGTATAGTCTTGAGGATTTGGTGGAGTAGGTATTGTATTTGTATCTTTTAATTCATTATCTTCAGTACAATCATAACAATCGGGATATATAATTAACGGTAATTTAAATATTTGTTTAAACTGATATTCTTTAGCCGCCTTATTTTGTTTGGCGGCGGCTTTGTTAACAACTTTGATTCCCGATAATGCATTTGCAAAACCAAATAACACTGCAGTAACAAATTCTTTAATAAAAAGATTAATAAACTTACCAATAAATTCTATATAATTTATTACTGTTATAATAAAAAATTGAAATCTATGATTTCTAACTGCATCATTAACTGGAAAATAATTATTTACTCCCTCACAATCATCTTTTTCTTGTGGCCAATTTTCTTTAATGCCAATAAAAGATTCTCTTCTATCTTTCTTAAAAAAAGATAAAACTCTTTCAAGAGCACTGGTTTTGTAATATTTGTTCATAAATTGACCAACAGTATAAATTCTACCATATCTAAATTGATAGAAATAATCTTGTGGTATACCCAATTTATTTTCAGAAATCGCATCCACACTAGTACCCGCAATTTCTTTTCTGGCATCTTGTGGGTAATCATCTATATTATTACTAAATGAATATGATTTTGGGTCAATTGTTGAAATACCTCCAACAAATGATGTATCATTTATATGATATTCTCTTGCATTTGGTATTAAAAATTTACCTGTGAATCTATTTCTAGCTCCAGTGTCTTCATTTAACGATAATCTGAATCTGTAATTTCCGGCCGTAGCAACACCAACATTTGGATCGTTTGTTTCATATATTTCTCCAAATTCATTTGTTGCTATGTACTTCATGTTCATTGGAATTCTAAAAAAGAAAGCTCCGTTTTCATCAATAGTACTATCAATATCAAAAAACTCCATTATTGGTCTGTCCGGATTTGGGGTGCCTCCGGAAGTTTCTTCATATTCACCTGTAAATCTAATTGATTCAACATCCCCTTTAAAGGTTATCAATCTACACTTTTCCCCCATTTGATTATCCACATTACAGTTAACTCTTAACGCGTCTTTACCTGAATCAGTAAAACTACCACCAACCATAATTGCATATGGATTAATTTTAATTCCTTGTGAAGAAAGATCAAAATCTGTTCTAGTAATACCTATTTGACATAATTCCGGATTACCCCAAAAAGAATAAACTTCAATTGATTTATCAAAACTAACTATTTGTGGTAACGCATCTAAATCCGAAGAAGATGCATAAGTATACTTATTAACAAATTTTTCTTCAGATATCCCGTCATATATTAAATCATATGGAACCAATGATTGACATCCCATATCTGAAAGATCTAAATCAATATGAAGTGTTTGTTTACCTAATGGTACTCCCCAAATCATAAAATCACCGGCATCATTTGTTTTCGCAGTATATTTGTAGAATTTTTCAAAAACTTCTAAATATTCTTCTCTATTTAAGATATCTTCTTGATCAGGAAATGTCCCTGTTGGTGTATGTCCTGTATGTTGTTTTCTTGATGGTAATAAATTATATCTATAGTTATTTTCGTTTTTTTCTTCGATAGATTTATATGGATATAGTGTAGAAATTACGGGATCATTTTCATCTACTTCAGATATTGGGACAAATATAGAGACTCTAGCATTAGGTACACCAAGTCCATTATTAACTATAATTCTACCAACAACAACACCATAATCACCACAAAAAGATGAATATGCCTCTTGTTGTGAAAATTTTAAAGATAAAATTTCTAATAGGTCATAATCCTGTTTTAATTCTACTGTGACTTTTTGATCGACACCAATGTTGGTATAAATTCTATGTTTTTGCATATTTCTTTATATAAATAGAAAAGTTTTAATTTTCAAATAATATAAAGAAAAATGTTTTTAAAATGTAGTCGATCCTAATGTTTTAACCCTAACTTTTATATCTTTATTTGGGAATCTTATTTGAAATATTTGATTAGACTTCATAAAAATAGTCATATCAGATTGTAAAACTTCTTTTGTTATTGGGTCTTTATATTGTTGTGATACTTCAGATAATGAATATTCTCCACCTGTTTTTACAAAAACTCTAATATCAACAACATTTATAACACCATTTTCATCACCAATTTCTTTAAATAAATTACCCAAAAATAAAGGATCTCCCATTTTTCTTTTATCTATTGAGAAATAGGATATTGTTTTAGTGATTGTATTTTTTATAACATCAGTGCTATTTACATTTTTATCCAAGATCAAATCAATTTCAAGAGAAAAATCAATTACTTGACCACTAACAATATCAATAAAATCATTTATCATCCTGAATTCCGATAAATAATTTATGATATTATTTTTTAATGTGTTAGAAACTGTTTCAGTTAAATTACCTTTATCATCATATGATAATAATTTAATTCTAACTTTATTATCTTCTTCCATTACATTAACCTTTGCGGGTGCTCCGTATGTTGATGGCATAGTTTCTATCAAAACTTTATAATCATTTAAAGTAACTGCTCTATTTTGTGCCGCGAAATTATATGCAACTAAATTTCTTATTTCTTCTATTGTCGGTTGATCGGCACCTCCAATAGCGGGTGTTACATTATTAACACTCAATGAATTAACTACTTGTGTATTTATACTACTATTAGGACCATTAACATTAAATTCAATACTATCAACACTTGTTATAACATTAACACCTAAATTACTACTTTTACCACCACCAATTCTATATTTTATAAAAAGAGTACTATCTATTTTTGGTAATGCACCTAATGATAAATTATTTAAATAAACACCAAGATTAACTTTCATGTTATTTGTCATGAAATTATCTAAATTATCTAAAGGATCGACATTGCCTGATCCAAATGTTATTGAAAAATAATTTTCTGGAGTATATTCTGTTACAAATTTATTTTTAACATCGATATATTTTCCAGATTTAAAATTTGGTCTATCTGATATTCCTGTCGGGTCTGGAACAAATACTTTATCTTGTATCATTGTTTTTACTTCATACCATCTATTTTCTGATGTATTAAATTCTGCAGAATTTGGATTTGCGGTAAAATTTGTTCCTTCTTTATGTATGATTGATGTCACACCTAAAACATTTTGTTCAGGTAAAAAAAGTTTTAAAAATGGTTTTTGATCTAATTGTGTAATAACTCTTCTAAAAATTCTAGTAACTCCATTAACTACAGGTTCTCTTTTCGTTATAGTATATGATACTAATTGATTATTACCATCAAAATTTGGAATTTTCAATCTATTTGGTTCTCCTCTATTATTAAATGGATTAGCAAAATCAATATCATCAGTAGTTTCAAAAATTTGTCCTCCTCCCGAAACTTGTGCTCCCGCTTTTAAAATTCCTTCATATCTATCATCATCTTTATCACCTTTAACAGGAACAACTATTGAAAAATCACACAATGCAACTGATGGTCTGTTTCCCGGTATTCTTATCCCATATGTTTTTGCGATGAAAAATAATGATTGTCTTTGTTGTGCAAAGTCTAACATTGTCTCCTGCCAAACTCTATCAATATGGTAATGTAAATTATCCGCAACCGCGGCATTTATATCTAATAAAACCGAAAAAATAGATGCGTCATTTGTGTTCTTAATTAAATCGGGATAATAATTTCTAGTTAAATTAACTAATTCCTGTCTTAATCCAACAAAATCCCTTGTTGCGTATGATATTTTTTTAGCCATATTATATATTAATAATTATAAAATCAGATGATGAAAATGTTCCATTATTTACAGTGTAATCTATTTTAACTTTTGCGGTATATGGTTTAGTTGAAAAATCTGAAACTCTAAAAAGTCTATTATCCTCATCTTCCATAGAACCAACTAATCTATCGGGATCATCTTCAGCCGATGTAATACTAATAGAATTAATATCTAAATTTGGTATATATTTTCTAACACTTTCTCTTATTTCATCTTCAATAAGATTATATGATACGACATCATTTTGTTCAAAAATATACTCATATATTCTTGTTCCAAAATCAGGTAGATAATATCTACTACCTTTTCTTGTTAGTAAAAGATGTAATAAGTTTGCTCTAACTTCTCTTTCAGGAGTTTCAGTCATTCTTAAAAAGTCACCTTTTCTACTATCTCTAAATGGATAATCTATACCATATGTTACTGCCATGATAATAAATATAATGATATTCGAAATCTTTTTAAATGAAAAATCCAGACATATGTCTGGATTTTGTCCATGTTAATTATGGTGGTTTGGTTTTCACCCCCTGTATAACCAATCCTTAGATGCTCAAGGTACGCCTTGACGACAGACTAATCTTTGAGGGAGTCATCCAATCCTTTTTTTAAAGTGGTATTATTTTTTTCTCCTTTAGGTTCATATGGACAATGTCTACATCCATTACCTGATGATCCACAACAATACCCTCTTTCTATGTGATATCTTTCAGTGAAGATAACTTTATTACCATCAAGATAATAATGTGTTCCTTCAATAAATTCATTACTCATTTTATTGATTTAGATACTGGTTATTTCACAAGATCCACCACTACAGGCCATACTAGCATAATCACTAATATCTTTATATTGTGGTTTGTCTAATATTTGACCAAAATCAACTTCTTTAAATTGACGAGTAACTGTTTCCCATTTATGGAAAAGATGAACATCTTTCAAACAATAAACCATCTTCTTAAGATCACCTTTGAAGTAATTCTTAGCAAATTTTTTGGCTCTTGTTATCCAATAATTTTTTAAAAGAACTTGTTCTCTTGTTCCAGTCACAGGAAGTGGTGAATCTGTTTGTGTACTAATTAAAGTATCACAAGCCATCCATAAATTATTTTCAAAATAGTGAAGACCGTCGATAACCAAACCAGATGCTAAAATAGATCCTTTACCATATTCTTCGACTATTTCATTTAGGTTTAATACAGATGTAAATGGTGCTTGATTAAAATCTTTGTCACCATAATCTGACATGAAACTTACTGCAGTGAAATAATCTCTTTCATTCCAAATATATTCAACAATAGCATCTTTATCGTCAATGATAACAGTACAACTTGTATTATGATTAACGGGGCTATATGTACATAATTCAGGATTGGTCCCTTCATTAACCCAATTTTGTTGTACCAATTTGATTAATTCAAGATGTTTAATACCTTTCATATCTTTCTTGAATAAACCTTGTTTTGGATTTTCTACAGGTACAAATACAACATAATCACTCTTAGTTGATGACCATACACTTTCTTCAAGTAAGAAAGACATATTATCTTGTAACCATTTAGCAGTATTACTTTCTTTGTTCAATTGCATAATTCTGAAATATTTCTCAGAATGTTCTGGATGAATACCGCTAGCCGTTCCTAATACAACTGAAGCGTTGCCCGATGGTTTAACACAAGTAGTTCTTGCCGCTTGATTAATTTCAATAATCTGAGCAACTTCTTTATTTGTTCTCTTAACCACCTCAGCACCTTCTTTAAGTAATTCAGCATTAAATAATTTAGGGTTGTTCATCCAACCTGTTATACTAACACCTAATAATGCCTCTCTTTCAAATATTTTTCTACTAGTTTCACCTAAATAAGGGAAATTAGTATAACCCGCTTGTAAAGTACCTAATGTTGAAGCATCTTTACATGCTTTAAAGAATTTTTCTTTTGTTGTACATTTTTCAGCATTAATTTCTGTTAAATTACAACCTTGAATTCCAAATTTATCATTATTAGTTTTAGTGAATTCCTCAATATCATCATAATGAATTTTTGAAAAATCAACATTCATTAATACAGGTATCTTTAAAATCTCAAAACATGGGTTGAACATATCAAACCAACTATTAGCAAAAACGAATCCAATATCATTTGCACCATCGTTTAATTTAACCAAGTATTCAAATTGTTCTCTTTTAACTTCACTTCTCAATAATAACACTGAATTATTACTTCTACCTCTTTGTGGGTTTTCAACTCTCCAATTACCTGTTTTTGCGTGAATCATTTCATCGTCGTTTGGATCTACGATCATATTCAAAGCTGAACGACGAACACCTCCAGATAACACAGCGTCTGCCGAATGACAAATAATATCAAAAGCTAATATAGGTCTAATTTCATTACCTTCTTTTTCAATCCATCTTTCAATTAATTGTTCTATTTTTTCCAAAGACTGTTTTAAACCTTCGGGACCAGGTGCTTTAAATCCACCACTAATAAAAGAACCTTTCTCTCTAATTTGAGAATAATCAAATTTAACTTCATAACCTGCGAACTCAGGAAAAGGTTGTCTGTCCACAAAGTAAGAAGACATTAACACCCCTAAAGCATCTGACCATCCTTCGATACTATCGTTGATAACGAATGTTTTAGTACCGTTTAATCTTTTCTGAATTCTACTCAAATTCTTAACAAATGGTTTTAATAATCCACCACCAAATCCACATCCGGATAAAGCTAAGTAAAAAATTTCTTGGAAGACTCTGTTTCTGGCAATGTGACCTGACGTACAATTAAACATTCTTGTGTTATGTTTCATTATTTGTTCGTGACGATACTGTAAGTTTCTTTGTGAAGCTAAAACCAATTGGTCTTTCATACTTTCAAGTGCCGAATTGAAATATGGTAATAACTCATCTGTATATTTTTTATACTTTTTTCTGTGCCCATCCATGATGTTATCACATGCGTCTTCCCATGTTTCGTACCTTCCTTTTTCTTCTAACCATTTAAAATAATCTGAATGTAACTTTAAGTCACTCAGAAATTTTTTACCTTTCTGCATTTTTTTCTAATTTATGTTTATGTTTATTATTTTTTTGACATCTCTTGTCTTCTTTGAAAAGCTTCTTTTGCTCTATTTCTTTCCTTCTCAATTTTTTGTTCTTCATGACCAAGTAATGTATTTTGAGATTCGGTATCGATAATCAAATATTCATTATCAAATCTACAATTTTGGAAAATAACACCATCAGCCCCAATACGTGATTTTAATAAAGTTAATGTTGCCAATTTATGTTCTTTCTGTTCTATTGTTTTTCCGATCGATATAATTACATGACCTATTTGGGCTTTTTTAATTGATCCACCCATTTGATCTGTTGTTACAACTTCAGAAGAAATAGAATTACGATTACCTTGTGTTGCGGTCCAAATGGCTATATCAAATTCAGTTGTCATCGCCTCTAAACTTCTCATTATTGAACCCTCACCTTTCCATTCTTCACCATCAGTAGATCTTTCAGGTGATAAACAATCAACATAGTCTATTATCAATAAATCTATGTTAAATCCTTCATTTTTGAATTTTCTAATTTTTGATTTTATTTCTGATATACTAACAGAATCACTTGGTAATTTTAAGATTTTAATTTCACCATTGGTATTTTTATTTACATCATTTACTTTTTCAATTACTTCAGATTCACGATCAGGTTGATCATCTGGTGCAATACCTGTCCATATAGTATAATGTTTTCTTTTTACACTATTAACATTATCTTCGAAAATTATTTGTAAAACATTAAAACCATATATAAATGAAGTGTTCGCAATTTTTGTTAAGATTGTTGTTTTACCTGTACCTGTAGGAGCCAATACAACCCCTAATTCACCTCTACCTAATCCACCTTTTAATAAATTATCAATTCCATTTATACCTGTCGGTAATGGATGTCTATAGTCTTTTTTAAGAGCATCTTCTATATTATCAAAAACATCCACAGCATCTTCGTTACTAATACCAACTTGTAAAGCTTTTTGGATAATTTGTTCAATTTTATTATATGATTCAAATTCTCCATTTTCAATTATTGTCGATACTTTCTTTAATTCTCTTTTTAAATTTTGTTGTTTACAGAATCTTAAAGCGGTATCTTGAACATATGAAGTATCTTGATCACTTTCTTTTATATTGTTTAAAGTATCTAAATGTATTTTACCTGTTTCATTAGTAGTATTTTCGGCCATTATTTTTTGACCTAATGTATTATAATCGGGAATTTTATTGTATGTAACATATAATTCTTTTAAATTTTCCATGATATATTTAAAAGAATTATTATCAAAATACTTACTATCGATTACATCTATAATTGTTTCTCCATATTTTTTATCCTCTATAATTGATTTAATCAGTGATTGTTGAAATGATGATCCTAAGTGCCCAAAGTTTTTTTCTTTCATAATAATTTTTATTAAAGTTCGTATTGTAAATAAGTTGTTTCTGGTTGTGACATTGACAAAATTTCAGTCAAATCTGACAAAATTTCTTTAAGTCTTGGTCTAATATCAACCGTGTACCTAACCTTTGGGTGATAATAGTGAGCCGGAAACGTTCTTTGAATAAATACATCGTCACCCAACTTAATTTGTAGTAAAAAATATTCTTCCACCTTCTCATTTACATCTTCCACATTATCGGAATTCAAAAAATAATTTTGATTTTCACACAGATAATCGGAACTTTTTATTTTTAAATCTTCAGAAATTTTATCCGAAATTTCTTTTACATAGTAATGTAAATCCATTGATTGTCTTGTTTTAGGATTGTGATCCTTTACATTAAAAAACCTTTGGCAGATAATGTTTTTTTCGAGTGTTAATAAAAACTCAAATTTTGTGATTTCTTGATTGTTAATCATTGTTTTTAATTTTAATTATTCTTTTATTTTTTTCTTTTCTGGTTAATCTTAGGAATGGATTAAAGAATACGGTCCAAGCGTCGTCTCTTTTTGGTAAAACCTGAAATAGACCATCTTCCATCATCATTTTTATTGTGTTTTTATATGATCTACCTTCAGGATCTAATGTCCCATTAATTAATGATTGTATGTCTTCGATTGATTCTTCGGTTAAGAATGGTTGATCTAAACTAACTACCTTGGTAGTTAATTCATAAAATTCTTCTTCTAAGATACCTTTTTTAGTTACCCCACCCAATAGATTTAATATTACCTTGTTGGTCTTATCATTTTCAAATAGAGTGTTGGTTTTTTCTCTAATTTCTTCTATTGTCAATGGAGTGTGTTTGATCTCAGGAAATATAGATAATAATCTTTTAATTCCGAAATTTCTGATACCGAAAATATTATCAGACGAGTCACCACATAAAATTTTGGCAATCTTTACATTTTTAATGTGAATTTCTTCCTTTAGATAAAAAATTGTATCATTTTCTCTGTATAACTTACCGTGACTTGGATTAAAAATTATTGTATTATCGGAAACTAATTGTGTTAAATCACCATCTGATGAATAAATAATTTTATTTTCTTTTGGGGAGTTTTGAACATAGTATGCAATACAATCATCTGTTTCACAATAATCATATTCACCTTGTCTAACATATACCTCTTCAAGATACTGTTTTATTCTATTCCTTTGATAGTTGTACGAACCTATTTCCTCTTCGGATTTTAGTCTAGATCTTCTATTGTCTTTGTATCCTTCATAAATTCGTTTACGTTGAATAGAACCTTCGTGTCCATCCCAAAAAACGACAATCTTGTCTAAATTATAGACCTCAAAAGATTTTCTAAGAGTATTAAGAAAATGGTAAATACCTCCGATATGTTGACCCTTATAGAAGTAATTTTTAACACCGTAAAAACCAATCGTAAGTAAATTGTCCCCATCAACAATGAGTGTTGACATTAAAATTTGTATTATTGGTTAAAAAATATTGTTACCCCTCAATTTCTTCTTCATCACTATATGAAGTTGACTCTACTAAATCAAAATCACCACCTAATTTTTGTGACCAAAATTCAGAATATTTTTTCTTATATTCTTCTTCAGCTTCTTTAGTATCAGGAATATATCCGTTATGTACTGCAATAATCTTACCATCCTTATACGTAAGACCGTTTACGTGATTTTTAATAATAGAAATTTTAGTTCTAATGGCATATGCGATTTTTCTTCCATCTTTTCTTGCTTCAATAGGATTGATACCTGCTTTCTTTTGATTACCAAATAAGAAAATTAATGAAGACGCCAACCATAATGCTTCACCACCTTTTGCCTTAATTTCTGGTTGTCCAAATGGGTTATCCGGTAAGTCGACCCATGGTTGATTAACAACAACCATCGTATTAATTAATGGGTTGTTTGCGGTTGGGTAATCTTCTTTTTTAGATTTAGAAATTCTTGAATGAATACCCATACCAATTTTATCAGATAATGCGGCTGCGTTATGCATTTTACCACCCTTCCCTTCAAAAGTCATTTTACATGGAATAGAACCAACAGAATCCCATAAAAATAATATTGATCTATCAATTTCACCTTTTTCTTGTGCGTCTAATATTTCATTAATAAAATCAGTTGCTTGTTCAATATATTCAAAACTATCATTAAAAATGAAATCACCATCCCACTCACCATTACTATCTTTTTCGGCCTGTAACCCCAATTCAACAGCGTGATCCCAACTCCATTTTTTTTCTGTTATAATAAAAACAGGTAAATGACCTTTTTTCTGAGCATCAGCCGCAGCCAACACTAACGCAGTTGTTTTAGATGAATTTGAATGTCCTAAAAACATATTAATTCCTCCCATTACAGGACCAGGCAATCCACATGCATTTAGAAACGCGTCACCACAATAGTAAAAATTTGTTTCTTTATATTTTGTTTTTGATGAAAATTTTTCTTTATAATTGAATTCTTTTTTCTTAATTGACTTGGCCATTATATGTATATTAAAATATTATTATTAAAAAAGAACATAGACACTATGTCTATGTTTGTGTCTATGTTCTTATTGGTTTAGAACGGTAAATCACTATCTACCTCATCATCTTGTGTATCTTGGGTTGTATGTGTGTTACCAATATTTGTTTCTTGTGTTGAATTGGAAACCCACTTTTTTGAATCTGAATCCCATTTTGGGACTTCTCCATTTGCAACCATTTCAAGATATTCAAATGGTTTTTTAGAATAAACATCTGTCCATACCAAATCATCCTCTAACCATTCTTTTGATAATTCAGCATCTGTACTAAGTGGTCCCGAATCTTCAGGAATAATTGAACTTATTGATGTATATTCTTTACCATTACCTGATTTTGTTAAAGATAAAGTAAGGATTAAATCACGACCCTTTTCAGAATCTGTAATATCACCTTTATTTCTCCAAATAGGGACGATTTTATCTAAAACCCCTTCTCCTTTTGTGTTATGTTTAAATCTCCAAAACTTAACTCCATCTTGTTCGTTTTCTCTATCGATTACTTTTACAATATAAAACTTTTTTGATCTATATTGTCTAGCCAATTCTTTATCTGAAGGATCTCCGGACATAACTAACCCTTCGGCGACTTCATTCAAAGGTGATCTACCACCTTCTTGTGCTGGATCGTATAATTTAACCCATTTTCCGTCAACTTGAATTTCGTGAAATTTAACCTCAATAAATGGTGAAGACCCATCCTTTGTTGGAAGAATTCGAATTCTTTTTTCTTGTGTTTTAACTCCTTTTGGTAAAATAGTAGTAAAATACTTTTTCATTCTCTCTTCTTGTGAGACTTTGTTTACGTTGCCACCTGTGGCTTGTTTGTTTTTTTCGTACTGTGCGAGTACTGAATCTAATGCTGACATGTTTAAAAATTTAAATGTTTATAAAATGATTATGATAAAATATAAATAAAAAAAACCAGATTAAAAAATCTGGTTTAATTTTTTTTAAAAAATATCTTTTTATTTATTCCTGTGTTAGTAAATATGACAATTTGTACATTTCCCCTAAAATTTCATCTCTAATATTTAACAAATTAGTATCTGTTTGGTCAAGTTCTTTTGTAAAATTAACCAATCCATTTGTTACCGCACTTATAAAGTTATTCACATCTAACTCATTCAAATTTAATAACTCTATTTTTTTAGTTTCTTCATCTAAAATAAATCTACCATATTTACCCATTGCCTGCTCGACATACTCATCTATTAAATCATTTATTTTATTATATGTGTCACCAAAAGCAGAATGTCTTGCATGGCCCTTAGTTTGCCAATGATTTATTTTTAATTGTAGTTGTAAACCTAAAAAAAAGTTTACATTAGAAGCTATATTCATCTTCTTCTTGATCTGGGTTAAAAGATTGTCTTATGGTGTCGTTTGAATAATTCTCAATTTCATCTTTTGTTAAAATGTATTCATTTTTTCCTGATTTTCTCATTTCGTCCTGTTTTTTAACAAAAAATTGTTGGGGGTTTTGATTAAATGGATATGAATCTAAGGAACGCATTTCTAATTTTTCTTCTGGTCTTTTTTCTCTAATAGAATCAATTTTACCATCTAAAGAATTAATTCTATCCATTACTCTGTCCATTTGAGATAGCTTTTGTTCAAGATCATTTAATTTCGTGAATACATCTTCCATTTTTGTTAAAACGGCGGTGTGGTCTTGTTTATTATCTTCAATATCTTTTTTAACACTTTTAGTCATATTAACTAAATCTGTAATATCGATTTCTTCTGAATCGGCAGTAGTGTCACCACCAGATGGAGGTGGAGTAGCAGCACCACCCGGAGGAGGTGGAGGAGCACCTAAATCACCACCAGGAGGGGGAGGGGCAGCGGCATCACCCGGGGGAGGTGGAGGAGCACCTAAATCACCACCAGGAGGGGGAGGTGCGTCTTGTTCCATTATTAGTTTATCTGCGTATTTATTAATACTTCTAAAACGCTCTAATTCTTCTTGTAATTTTTTCTGTGACATATGATTAATCTTGTAATAATTGTCTACCGTCTTCGGTAATATATTTTTTGTTTATTCTTTCAACAATACCATCTTTTGATCTAATTACATAACATTCACCAGTCTGTAAATCACATTCTTCTTTTTCCATACCATCTTGTGAAATGTTCTTTATAACCTTTTTATTTAAAAAGTTATCTACTGTTTTATTTAATCTATTATTATCCATACTTTTTTTATATAAATATCTTATAAATACGAATATTCTCAATATAATTTAAAATAAACAACGTCACCATCTAATAAGGACAATTCTTTCATTAATTTAGATGATAATGCAACTGCATATTTATTACCTGTAACATTACTACGAGTAGATTTAAGTGATGGACCAACGTGAACTGGACCTTTAACAAACTTAGGATCTGAATTAAGATTGATGTCAGGTATTATTTCAATAGATTTACTATTTCTAGGATTTAAAAATGTTACTTTTGATGTAAATATATAATCTGCGGTAGCAACATTAAGTAAGAATCTGGTACCATAAAAATATGAATCTAATTTTGAAATATCACTCCATTTTAGTCTTTCATTAATATTTGTATCTTTAAAATTACTCACAATACCCATTGACATATTAGGTGATAATGGGTAATTAAATCCACCCATTTCAACAGATTGTGCTCTAAACCATTTATTGGTGCCGTCAGGTGCGGTAAAATTGGAATTTTCAACAAGTAAAATATATTTCTCATCTGAGAAACCGTTATATGGAACTCCAAATATGTTTACTCCCGATTCATTTACCACAACTTCATTTGGTACTTGTTGTGATCCTGGATCGATTTCAAGAGAAATATTATCTTGTACTTTTAACTTTCTTTCAGTTGATGAAGGATTTGTTTCAAGTTCATTTGTTTTAACGAGTGCTTTATTTAAAATGGCGTCAAATAATGGTTTATATGATGCCATTGTTGATTCTTTGGGATCAGGTAATGAAGCGTATGGTATCCTCGTACCATTAAAAACAGTAGATATTGAATTTCCTTTAATTGAATGGGTTACATCTGTTATCCAATATGTACCTTTGAACATAGGGATATTTTTTAAATAAAAATACATTGTTGGTTGTATCATTACATTACCCATTGAAGATACCTGGCACGCGTATGATGATTGTCTATATATATCAAATAAACCGATATCAACTTGATATGAGTTAGATCCTGACTCTGATCTACCCAAATTTTCCATCGCAACAAATGATTCTGTGGTATTTTTTAATGTACTTTGATCTAATTGAACAGATTTAAATATTCCTTGATTCTGGTCACCAAAACTAACCTCAAAGGCCACAACCCTATTTGATTTGTATAAATCTGGATCATTAAAAACGGCAGGTGACGTTATAATTAATGGATTATTATTTGGATCTTGTATGTTAAATCCATCATCCATAAATTTATAATCTTTACTATATTTGTTTAAATCTAAATGTTTAGATGTGGGTCCCACATATTGTAATATTACTTTTGGTGAAGATTCCTGATAGTCAACTTCTAAAAATGTTCCAAATAAATTTTTCGCCAAATTTTTAGATGGTATTGGTTTTGTTTTATTACTATAATTTGCACCATAGAAATTAACATATGACGGTAATGTTCTCATATCAAAACCAGTACCTTGAATCAACATTGAAATAACACCATATAAATTTTGTTTTTGATTTTTAGGATTATCTAATGGTGTTAGTTTTTGTATATTAATATATGCTTCAGAACCAATATCTTTATTTGCCTTATCTAAAAATAGAAACTCCTCAAGTAGTAATCTTTGTCCTATTGAATTTCCTCCAACCCATTTATCATTAAAAGACTTAAAAACATTATATAAATCTAATTTTAATATTTCATCACCAAATCCACTCGTTGGTGTTAATTTTCTGGGTCCTTCGGCAGTTGTTTCTAATTTTGATAATTTTGTTATTAAATTATCTAAAAATTTAGTATGGTTATCAGTTAGAGTTGATGTTTTGTCTACTCTAAAAACATCAGTTTCAATATATTTTATAAAATCATTTTTTAAAGGTGTCGGTGTATTAATATATTGACCCGCAAATATTTGTACCAATGATCTAAATTGTAAAACATTTTCTTCACTTAATTCAATATCATTTGTGGCGAAAAACTGTAAATATTTATTATTAATATCTTCACCTAAATATAAATCAATATAACGTGAATTAGACGTTATTTGTGAAACATCAAAACTTCTATATGTAAATGTACTATTTGGATATAGTTGTGCGAACCCACCATAAACATATGGATCAATTTCTTTTGGATTTGATATCGTAAAACTAATTAAATTTTCTTTACTTAATATTTTAGTTGTGATATCTTCTAATTTAGTAGATTGTCTTGTTTTTATCTCATTAATGACTTGTTCGTTAATATTAGTTTCATCAGAACTTTCTTTTTTTACTGTACAAATATCTCTTAATAAATCTTGAAAATTATAATATTCAACATTTTTAAATCTTTTATATGGAATTTCTTCTTCAATTTTTTCTTTTGAAAATTCTAAAAACATACTTTCCATATCTTCCAAAATTTTTGGACTGAATGTTCCAATCAAATCAAGTACTTTTCTAAAGTTATTATCTATTCCAAATATATTATCATAGGTTGAACCGGAAACAAATGTTCTACAATATTCTGAATGTTTCGGAAATGTTATACCACTAAAATTATAATTTAATGTATCATCTTCCCATATTATTCTTGTATATCTTTGTTCTCTGGCGAAAAAATTATATGGTCTGGTATCTAAATTAAAACCGACCGATGGTAATATTGTTAACCTTTGGTCGTCACTTTGGTATTTGGAATTATCAACAAATGTTGTCCAAAATCTCATCCCATCAATTTCAGATTTTTCTAAACCCCTGATACCACCTGCGTTTGCATTTACATTAAATGAACTGGCGCCGGAGAAAACACTATAATGATTATATCCATTAAGGATTTGATGAAATATAGCATCATAATATGGGTGAATACCAATATCACTATTATTTGAATATGTTATATTTGTTGAATTTAATGTAAATGTAAGTCCTGAATTATTATCGAAAAAAACAGAACCATTAAATGGTTTTGTCACATTTGATGTTGTTAAAAAACCATCTAATATATCTACATTATCTAATATTTTTCTTTTATATCTATGATAGATAGATCCCCATTTTAATAACAAATGATAAGGAATAAAATGTGTAGATCCAATTTCTCTAAATAGAGAAGATACTCTAATACCATCTGAAAACACATCTTCCAAATCCTTAAATGGTAAAGAATTTAATAGTAAATAAGATGACCCGACATATTTTTCTTGTCTATTACCTTTGTTGAAATCACTATATAATTGTTGGTGAAAATATGGTGTATTTAAAATGTTAATATTGTTAACTAATGGGCCAGCCAAACCTGTAAGATTTCTTTTAATTATTGTGAATTTATTTGAAAATAAATTAGTCGTAAAACTATTTTTAACCCATAATTCCGAATTTATTTCTGAAGTTATGAAACCATTTGATGTGTTAACTTTTAAAACGTTACCAAATTTTAATTCATCTGATGAAAAATTATTTTTGTTAATATATGATAAATAAGTTTTAGAATTAAAAGGATAGATTTTTAATCTATGATTTTCGGGTTTATATTTTAATAAATTTATCGCTAATTCAGGATAAGAATCATCATTATCTACTGGTTTTGGTGCACCGTTAGGTAAATTATCAATATCATAATATTGTTCAAATTTAAATGGTGTTTCTAAAATACCATCGAGATATGTTACAGTTGGTAATCTGTCAACAAGATATGGAAATCTATCAAACGTAGATGTTGATTTCATTAATTTAAATAAATCATTTATACTTCTTACCTCATCTTTTAATATGTCAATTAATTCATAATCTTCTTTAATACTTTCTTGTAAATTTTCAAATTCGATATCAGATAATTCAAGTATGGTATTTGGATTACTTGTACTGAAAGTATCAAATGTTGTGGCGTAAAAAGATCTTTCAAACATTTCATATAAAATAGATGATAATGTTTTTTCAGTATATGGTATGAAACCAAGTGATTTACCAAACCCATTTATCAAACCATCAAATGAACTTATTTTTTTAATATTACTTTCTTCTAGATTACTTTCAAAAATATAATCAATTCTACCAACACCACCTTCTTTATCAGACAATGGATCATATTTATTTGTTGCAATTGCAATATATTCTTCAACAAAATCTACTTCTGGCCATAAATTTTTATCATTCGATTTTAATTTTTCAATTAAATCTTTATCACCGGGATATGCAATTACTTTATGTTTTGATCCTCCACCAACACTTTTTTTAACTTCCGGCCAAGGATATATTGCACCGCCGCCAGGTGTTTCATCTGAAAAAGATTGAAGTATTTTTTTCCTATTTTCAGAATCTTTAAAAGCTTTAGTGTGCACATCTTTTAATAATCTAATATATACTTCGGCATTTGCTAATATTACTGCAAATATATTTCTTATTGTTGGTTCGAATCCTATACCTAATTTAGGATCTTTTATTATTCTATTTATCTCTTCTTCTATTTCAGTTTGTAATGTTTTCTTTTGTGAATTAAATTCATTCACCATTTTTTTGAAATCATCTTCTAATAAATCGACATTAATACCTACTAATTTACCACTTGTATAACCAACATAATCTTTTACATCTCTAATTCTATTACTTGACCTTAATGTACTAAAGTTTGATTTTGTTTTATTAATTAAGTTATTAGCAAATAATTTACTATTAAGTAAAATTTCTTTATAATTTTTTAACCCAATTTCTAAAGTTTTTTTGTCTCCAAATATTTTACTGGTATCAGTTCTATCGTTACCTTTTAAATAATAAAATATGTCAACATTATTTGTGCCTCCACTAAAATTATCTATTGTTAAATTTTTTTTTATCCAAGTACTTAAAAAATCACCGAATTTAGATAAATTTTTCTCATATTCAACAACACCTGAAAATAGTCTGAAATCAACTTTGTTAAATATTTCATTTTCTAATATTACATCTAAAGTTTCAGAAATTGAAATTAATTCTCTTAGTGTTCTTACTGGAAAATCTTGATCAATTAATCTCTTCTGTTTATATTCGTTATAAACAGAATTTAATATTGCATAACCTCTAGATGATTTTGAAATTTTCTTAACATACCTTCCTGTTCTTTCATTGAATTCAGCATCTTTTGTTGATTCAACTCTAAACATATATGGTGCATTTAACATACCATTTAATGGTATATCTGTTAAATGTGCATATGTTGACCCGATAAAATTAGTCACAACTTCAAAATTACCATTACTTTCATTAAATCTTGATGAGAATTTAACCAAGTGTAATCTATATCTTACAGCTTTACCATAATATCCTTTAACTGTTAAATAAAATATTGGCCAAGGTAAATGAAAAAATGCTTTATATGGTGAATTTTCAGGTGAATCAAATAATGTTTTACCTCTAACATCAATAAAATTTATTGTTACTTGTGGTATCGCATTAAATCCTTTTGTTGTTATATTAATACTATCAATACCAAAACTTTGTGCGGTACCATCAGATTGATAATATTCACTCTCATTATTTAAATTTAAATCTTTTGTTTCTCTTGTTACTTCTATTTTATCAAAAAAAGCGTCGGTCCAAGTTGCATCATAATCTCCGCCTTTTTGATTTTTTAAAAAATTTAAAGTTCCTTTAGCAACAGAAAATAAAGTATTTTTATCATTTGATGAAATCAATGTTGATCTTGGAACTAGATCGGCTTCCAAATTAACATACATCATTAAATTTTCTGGTCTAATATTTCTAGGTTCTATTTCACCATCAACAACAATACTATTAGGATCAACATAAATTAAATTATTTTGATCTACTTTAATTAATATTTCTTCATTATTTGATAAATCATTGTTTCCCATAATATAACGTATACAATTCTACATTTCTTTTATAATCTTGTAAAGAGGTAACTAAAGGAAATGGTATTCTTAGAACAAAATTATCGGGAATTTCAAATTCTACACTACCAGCCAATGGATTAGCCATTAATATTAACCAACTAAATAACGGTGTTCCGTAATTTTCATCTGAAACCTTATCTAATCTTGTTTTATTTTTTTTATAAAAAATATATTTATCAGTTCTTTTTATCGGAATTTCAATACCAGGAACAATTCTAAATTCCCCATTTTCTGTAAATTCTTGATATCTATCATAATAACTTCTACTCATTTCTATATAAATTTAATTTTTTACCAACTGGTACTTTTGGTGATTTTATTTTTCTAAGAGTTTCTTTTTCATTAGAATCGGTAATATCACTTTCTGATGATATTTTAAATCTAGTTTTGATAGTATCTTTTCTTTTAGGATATTTTTTTATTTTAAATTTAACCTTATCAGGTTTTTCTAAAAATTTATCAAGTGCCCTTTCTATTTTTTCCTTTTCTTTATTTGGTCTAAAAACTAAGGTATCTGTATATAAATTTAATATATCATTTTTACTATCTTTTAACAAAATAGAAATAATATATATTGCTTGATTGTCTGTTATTGTAGTTGGATTTAAAAAATTTAAATTATTATTTATTTTACTTGTTAATTTAGAATGATTTTCGGATAAAAATTCAACACAATTTGAATACTTATCATATAATTTATCATAAGTAAAACCAGATAAATCTGCCTTAGTAAACTTTTCATTACTAACTTTACCATCATGTATGTAGTAAATTAAATAATTTAAATTATCTAAACTTTTTATTAATTCATTTCTCTTTTTTTCTAAATCTTTTATCGGTGTAAATCCTGTTATATCGTCAACAATTGTTGATATTTTATTAATAATATACGGTTTTAATATTTGATCTGAATTTGGTATTTTTGCATCTGGTAAATTTACATTTAACATATCTTTAGTTAAACTTGGTATTTTTTTATCTAATACCTCAATAAGTTTTTCTTTAAGAATACCTATTATAACATTTAATTCTTTACTTTTAGCATATTCACCTAACAATTCAATTGTTTCTACTTGTGTCCCATTAGGTGTTTTAAAAATATCATATGTGTTTATTGGTCGATAATTTTTAGAATAAAATATTGCAGCAATATCTTCACCATATTTTAAAACACAATCGTTATATGAACTTTTATATTTTTCATAATAACCTTCCGTATTTGAAAACAGACTATCAATTAACTTGTCATAAAATAATTCTTTTCCAGATATTTCACCAATATAACCTTCTGATGGGTTACCAGGATTTTTTTCTTTTGATTCTTCTTTAGGTTCTTTAGGGTTATTCTGTATTTGTTCTAAAAAACTTTTAGTGAATAATTCCGCGTCAATACCATCTATTTTAGTATTAGTTGTTATTGATCTTTCATCGTACATTTCTGTATTTGCAAAAAAGTTTGACGATAATGCATTCTGTAATTTTTCAACAGGTTTTTCTAAACCATGACCACCAATAAAACTAACTTGTAATTGAACAGTAGCCAACATTGGTTGTACACCAATTCCTTCAGGATTCAAATCCCATATACCTTCTTCAAAATTTATACTAAGATCTTTTATTGCCACTTTTGAATGATAAAAATCACCAATTCTAATTATACAAATTGGTGGTGGACCAAAGGTAGTATTTCGTGCATTTAAATCAGTAACATCAGACAATCCTTTTATTGGTAAGGTGTCACCAGGTCTAACACACTGTTGTAAAAAAGTAAGTCTTGCATTTAATCCTTCAGGTGTCATAGAATGAAATGCTGGGTGGAAATATTTTAATTTTTCTTTTAATGATGAAAATTGTACAGGGGAATCTTCTTCTAATTTTTTAAAATAAAAACACTCTGATAATGTTTTCATTATCAATCTTTTCATTATATCGATTGGTGGTTTTTTTATTTCTTTTTTTATTTTAACTTCCCCATTCGGTTGTAATGATGTTTTAGGTAATTCTTTTGGTATTGTTTCTTCTTGTTTTGGTGGTGGATCTGATTTTGTAAATTTCATACTTATGATACTTGATCTACATTTTACAGATACAGGAGCATACTGATCTAAACTTTTTGCCGGATCTCCTTTTGGTACATTTTTATCATACGTAAATTTATTTTTTGAACACTCTGTTCCAGTACCATATGCAATACATTTAAATTTTAATCTTCCTGTTCTATCGTAACCTATTGATTCAAAAGGTAATGGTTCAGAAATAAATGTGACTGGTGTACCGTTGTCAACAACATCTCCGTCACCATTAACATTAAATTCCCATTTTAATTTTTCTTTAGTAAATGCGTAGATATCAGAAATATTTGTTTTTGATATATACTCAATAATATCAATAATTATGGAGTGTGTTCTTCTTAATGCTAAATTTAAATTATAATTTGGATTTTCAGTATTTAAAATAGATGATTTTGATTCTATTTGTACTAAAATTTCATTTATAGTTCCCGCGGATAATCCTTGTTTAATATTTTCTAAAAAAGAAACATATTCAGAAATATCATCATTAAAATCAGAATATATTTGTGTTAATTTACCTTTTTCTCTTTCAATTAAATCCACCTTATTGGTTGCATCTATATTTGGTTGATTAAAAATTCTTATTAAATCATTATCAATTGTATTTTTATATGTACCATATGTTGTTTGGTCCGCATAATCGTCTATCAATTGATTCAATGCCACCCCATATTCTGTTTTTGTATCTTCAAATGTATTTTTATAATCATCATATAGATTTTGATACTTGGCACTAGTATTATATTTTGTTGCATTAGCTGCCGGAAAATCATTTTGAAATAATAATTCAATATTTGTTATTTGTTCACTGTTTTGATTTGTTTCATCTTTACTGGGATTTTCACCTGTATTAACATCTTCAGTTACTTGTTTATATTGTTGTATTATTTCTGTTGAAACTCCTGAATTAAGATATCTTTGAATTAATTTTATATCACTTTCATTTAGTGTTGTAAATTTTTTTACTAAATCATATAAATCAACATCTTGACAGCCAGCAAAGAACGCTTTTATATAATTATCCGCTTCTTCATCAGACATAGTTTTGAAAAAATCTCTAACAAGTAGATTTAGTATACTTGGGTGATCGACTATAATTTTAAAAGATATTGTACCTGTTCTAGTTGTATTAAGATATGTAAAAATAGGTTCAGGTCTACCTACAAAAGTATTTTCTTCCCATCTGGCATTACTCTGTTCATTAACTTTTAAATCATACGGTGGAAACCACATAACTCTACCACCGTTAGGTCCTCTTTCACAATAAGGTAAATCTTGTACTGTAAATCCTTCTCTATTTGAAGTTTTCCACGCTAAATTTTCAATAGAAAACATATATTTTTTAGCGAAAAAACCACCACCAAATGGGTAATTTGGAAATATATTTGAAGAAGATTCAAATCCTTTATTTCCGTCTGACATTGGTGCTATATTCAAATTATATGGTGTTGTTAAAACACTCCCATTAAATTTTCTAATATTTGTTGTTTTTTTCATTGTATCAGACATCGTAAAATATGGTCTATCTTTTGTCCATACCCTACAATATTCAACACCACTTTCTTCGCCAGTAAATTTATTTGTATATTTTATAGCGGAACCTCTTGATATCCTAACATCACCTTCTCTAAAAACTCTACTAGTCTGATCTATTGCATTTGCAATGTGTGCTCTCGCCTCACCACCATTAGTTGGTAAGGTATTTAAAATTTCTTGAGTAACACCTAAAATTGAATCTTCTCTAAAATCATAATTATTAGATAATGATTCTTCATATTTTGATCTTTGTTCATTAAAAAATTGGTTATTTTCCCCTAATTTGTTTCTTGAATTTTTACTTATCCAAGTTAGTTTACCTGTTATTTCACCTCCTTGTGAAATATTTTTACTTGTATGAAATAATTCTGTAGATGTTTGATCAAACATTAACATCATATAATAGTTACTTCTAACAGGTCTACCATTAAAATCATTCATTGAATACTTGACATCATTTCCTCTATCATCACCAATATACGCAATACCATTAGGTGCTTCGATACCTAAAATATTTTTTACACCTTCGGCCACGTTGTTAACAAAATTAAAAGTTTTTGAAGATTGTTGTGATCTCGCACTTGTAGTATAATCTGGTGCGTATTTAGAATATGATATATTATCATATAACCTTTGTTTTTGACCACTCCCCATATACTCTATAAAAAGATCAGATGGTTTTCTTGATAATTTTGGTCTTCTTTGAATTCCAATTAAAGAACCTAAGGCACCTGTAACATCTTGAAAAATTGCACCTAATTCTGTTTTTGCTTCAGGTCTATAATTTACGGGGTTTGCCGGATTACTTAAATAATCACCAGGTATTTCTGTAAATGGAAATTCAACTCCCGATACTGTTTGTAAAAAATCAATTGCCTTACCCGCTAAACTTTTTGCAACTGTAATTTTATAATTAGGGGTTATTAATGGTTCTCTACCTGTAATTATATTAATAGCCGCAGATGTACTACCATTTAATGCAGCAATTAATCTAAGTCTACCCTCTGTTTCCGTTTTTAAATTTTGTTCTATTCTAGCATAAACAGGTCCTTTTTTGTTTTTATCTCTAATATATGATGCTGCAAATTTAAAAAGTTCAGATTCATTATCATAATTTGAATTAGACATTATTCCAACTAAATTATAATCACCAGTTCTAAAATATGGTGTACCATTATAGTATAACAATAAATTTGCCCTTCTTGGAATGGTGTCTATAGTATCTTTTACAAAAAATTCTAAAGGTTTGTAAGTATTAAATCTTTGTGGATATTGTAAATCAAAATCTCTATTAGTATCTACCTCACCTGGATCAATATTTGAATATTCATTTAATTCTTGGACAACATAATTATTTTGATTAAATGTTTGTGGGCCAACAGGACTTGTTAATGTTCTCCTTATTAGATCATTTCTAAAATCTTTTGTACTATTAAAATCTAAATATGTTGGCATTTAACTACTTTATATTAATTATCTTTTATTTCAAAATCTGAACCAAAAATGTAATCTCTTCTAATTAAGCTATTTGACATACTATTATTAGAAAAAGGTGAATTATTTGATGTTGATGGTCTTCCATTAGATATAATTCTACTACCATTTACATATCCATTAGTAAAAGCGTCTGTTAATTCTTGTGCTGTAAGGGGATTATTTGGATTATTTGCGTTATTAGTAGTTGTAACATTATTAATCGTTGTTTCTACTTTGTCTCTAATTTTTTTACCATATGCGTCAATCTGATCACCAGCCCCATCTGCAAATTGATCTATTTGACCTGCACCTTGTTTTACAAATTTTCCAACGGTTTCTTGGTATACTGTTTCACCAAGTCTACCTGCTTGTATTCTAGCCAACCCCGCTAAAAATGAAACATCTCTATTAATATTTTCAATATCAGTCGCTTGACCTCTTATTATTTCTTCATCCGTTTTTGTTCTTAATTCGTCTTGATATGCTAAAAGTTGTTCTGCTTGTGTTTGTGTTAAATTTTCTAAGGCAATTTCTTTCGTGTCTTTATCTAAACCTAAAATTTCTCTCATTCTATCACTAACTTCAATCGTCATTTTTCCATCTTTCATCTGTGCTAAATTTGTTAAAAATTCAGTCTGTTCATCTTCTAAAGTTAGTCCGGCCGCCATCATATCAGCAGCGGCACTAGTTCTTTCAGCAGCAGCGATCGCTCCCTTTGCTAATTCATCATAACTAATACCAAGTTGATTAGCCATTTCTTTTGCCCTTCTTAAATTAACACCTGTTATCTCAAATCTACCTTGTTCTTCATTATATGTCGCCAATGATTGTGCCGCATCAATTAAAGAATCCTGTAATCCTTCAACATTATTTGTTGCCATATACATCATTTTCAATGGATCATTAAAATCACCTATTGCACCACCTAAAACTTGTAAATTAGCGGCAAGTTCTAATGCCCCTTCAGGATTCATTACTTTATCTGCGATTTTAAAAACTTCACTCATTGACATTCTAAATTCAATTGATTTTTTTATCATTGTAGTTAATCCGTCAATTCCACTTTTAAAACCATATTCATTTAATTTTGATATACTTGATCCGAGTTCTTTTGTTACATTTTTTGAATTGACACCTAATTTCATCACGTTTGAACCTGCTTCTTTTATACTTTCAATGGCGTCTCTAGCTCCAAGTCCTATGTCTTGAAATTCTGGTAACATATCTACCACGTCATCTAAATCTCCAACATATGCTTTAGCCGCTTTAGCCGCCTCCACCCATGTGTCTCTATTGTTCATTCTAAATAAACCTATTTCACTATTAAAATCTTCAGCGGCATCAACAAGATCATCAAAACTAATCCCCATTCTTAAAAGATATGGATTAGTTTCAGTTAGCTCGTCTCTAAAATCTTTAGAAAATTGACCGGTTAATTTCATTCCATTATTAACCCTGTCCAACAATACTGTTTGTTGTTCTAAATACGTTTCAACTTGTTCAAATGCCTTTTCAATAATAATCTTACCTATCTCATCAAGTTCTTTAAGTTTTCCTGTTGATTCATCAAAAAGTTGACCAGTAAGTTCACTTACTTTAAATGTTTCATCTTCGTAAGTTGGCATTTGTGGATAAGATGATAGTTCTTGTGTTTTGGCTATTGCACTAATTCCACCAGTAACTGTTTGAATAAATCCACCACTACCACTGCCACCACCACTTGTCTGAGTTTTATTATCGTAAGCGGTATTTATTTCATTAATTTCACTTGAAGTCGGTCTACATTCATTATCGGTTGATGGTTTACCTTCACTATTACACCAATTCGCTAAATCTTCACTATACTTACTAATAGCGGTACCGGCATCACGATATCCTTTAGTGTATCTATTTACATTTGGACGACTAGCCATAATATTTTATTTTTCTAATAAAAGATTCACATAAAATCTTCTTATATAAATAGGCATATTTAAAATATCAGAATAGCTAAATCCCTTTTTAACTAAAAAAAGAATCTCATATAGTATATTTTTACTATAATCCGTAGAAAGCGCGAAAAAATTCAACCCCAAATCCTATATTATATTGGATTTCTTCTCCTGATGGGGTTTTTGCTTTTTGTAATAATGTTAATGATGGTTTATTTTCATTAACAAATTTTCTAAAATCTTGTGAATCTTTAATTGGTAATTTTTCTATAAAATTTTTTATAAACATAGGATCTCTGTTATCATTAACAGATTTTATCATAAATTCAAGTCTTTTTGTCATTATTGGGGGAGGACCAACACCATTCCAATTTTTTTGTATTTCTTCTATTTCGTTTTCTTGTTTTTTGTTTATAAATTTAAATGTAATGTTGGTATTTGATTTTTGCATATAATATTTATATTCCCCTCTTTCATCCGAATTTAAATTAAAATCTTTAATTTTAACAATACTTAAATCACATGTGGTTTTAAATTCATTACCTGTTTTTGGGTCTATTAATGTAACAATATAATCTGAACCAAAAGATGTATTCCTTAAAAATATTAAAATAGCGTTAACATCATCGTCAACTAATTCATCAACACTAATATCTTTATCGAGTACTTTTCTTTTTAATAATTCATAAACAATATCTTTTGTTTTTGTTAAGTTTGGAGATGATAATATATTTTCGTCTGCCGCTGTTAGGTATGCCACTCTTACGGATTTTTTATTATTTTCATAATATATTCCTTTAGATGGTAATTCAACAACGTCATATGCAATTGTTGGATCGATTTTAAATTCACTCATTTTTTTATATTTTGTTTTAATTATTATTAAATAAAAATTCCCATATAATTATATGGGAATTAGTAAAAAATGTAAATGATAAAATAAAATATTAATATACTAATATACAACGATCCATTCTTAATGATGTTGATATGTTTGCAATATCATCTCTAGAATAATCTAAATCACCAAAATTCAAATCAGTTAAAAAACAACCTTGTAATATCCATTTTTCAACAACAACACCTGTTGGATCTAACATCTCCAATTCAACATCTTTTTTATACCCAGCCGCATAACCCATACGTCCAGTAACTGATTCTGCATGTAAACGAAACCATTCCATTAATGCTTGAGCCGCGGATGGTCCAATTGGATCTTTAAATGTTACTTTAATTTCATTCCATTCAAATCTACCAGCAACATATGTTGATGTATTAATAAATGGAATTGCAACTGAATTTATTTTAGCACTTGGTCTTGATGATGAAACAACATACCATTCATTAATACCTAAAGACGAATCAAATCTTAAGATAAATCGGTTTACTCTCTTCGGTTCAAATGGAACCGGCATTTTCATTAGTAAATCTGCCATGTTTTTTTTATTTTTTTAGTTTTTTTATCTTTATTATAAATATATCGTTATTTAAAAATATTTTTTTTATTTAAAAATTGATAATATCAAAAATTTTTCGTAGTTTTTTACTCCAGTATTACTAGTTCCAGAATAACTACTTAAATAAATATCAAATAAAATAAAATATAAATAAAACTAGTATATAGCATCCAGTATACTGGGTAGGATATAAGTTTATAAAAATTATAATATTTTTGTTTCTCGTGAAACATTTTTTCCACAAAAAAAGTGGTCGATTTTGACCACTTTTTTATTTCTTTTAATAATTGATTATATGTTTTCAAATGAAGCACCTGTAGGTGTAATTATGAATTGTAAATCAATAAATTCAAGAGATCTAGTTGGTTTTATGTAAATTTTACCTCTTAAAGTATTTGAATCCAGATCTTCAGGATCGTTTGATACTGTTACACGGAATTCATATAAACCTCTTTCCTTCTTGATAGATTCAAGTATTGGATTCACTAATCTCAAGAATTCATTTCTTACTTGTTCGTCATTTTGTTCAAATAACAATCTAATTGCAACAGCGGATATTAGTTTTCTTGCTCTTAATAATAATCTTCTAACATTAATTCTATCCAATGCAGATTCTCTTACTTGTAAAGTTTTATTACCCCAAATTATGGTTCCGGTATCAGAAAATGTTGCAATTGGGTTAATTCTATTCTTATACAATAAATCTCTTTCATCTAAAGTTAATTTTTTAAATGCTTTAATTGAATTAACTAAACCTCTAGAATAACCGGCAACCGCGAACCAAGGATATGAAACATTATCAGTTAATGCGATATTTCTAACCACTTCACCTGTTGGTGGGATGTAAATTTGGGTAGCATTATCCCCATCTCTAATTTGTATCCAAGGCCAGTATGTTGCAGAATAGTTACTATCATAACCTAAATCTTCTAACATACCCACAACTTCTTCCGCATCACCAACATTTGGTGTGTTAATGATATATAAAGAATCCGCTCTATCTTCTTCAACCATATCAATCGCTTGATTTGTTAAAGAATTATGGTCATAAAAGTTCAATCCAGGTGTTGCGAATACATTTATATTTACCGCTTCAGGATTTGAAAATGTATTAATACCATTTAAGTAAGCGTAATAGTCAGAATTACCCTCATTTGTGTTAAAAACACCACCATTTGTTGTCCAGTTAGAAACATAGGTATTTTTACCAAAAATATACTGATCGGTATTTGTTTTTACATTTCTGTATATATCCCAACCATCAAATCCACCATATGCTGCGAATGTGAATTTACGGAATGTAATATTTTGAAATTTACCTTTATTTAATCCTTCTAAATCATATGGTGTTGTTTTATATGTGGTACCAGTTATTGATGCTGCGTTTACTGATAAATGGAAACCATGAGTTGTTGTATCTTCAGAACTTGATCCTTTGTATTTAAATAAATCTTCATCATATTTAAACCCAACTTGTGAAGATAAACCTAAAGAAACTTTTCTAACTTTATCTCCATTTGTTGTTTGTGGTGCACCATTAGATTCATAATAAACAATGTCTCCAGCATCAAAATATTCAGTTTTATACATCACACTACCTAATGTAGAATTTGTACCAAATGAAGTATTACTTGCAAACCCTTTAAATCCAGCAGGAACCGCATCAATAGGTGCGTTTTCCATCATTTCTAACATTATATATTTTGATTTTAATTCATATTCCCCATCACTCGTACCTATTCTTTTGGCAATATAACCAGGTAAATCAGGATCCATTGAACATCTTGAAAATTTCTCAATTCCAACAACATTTTCATCGGTGTCGTAAAAATCACGTACAATTATATCAAATTCTTTAGTGTCTAAATTTATGTTTTGTATTGATATTTTTACTTGTTCGTTTGACGCTTCACCATCAGATATTGTTATAACTTTGAAAAGATCAGCAACTTTACCACCACGTACTTCAGATACTACTGTTGGTGATAATGCTGTCCCCCATCTTTCTACGAAATCATCACCATCTATGTTATAAACATCTGTTGTACTTAAACCTCTAACAAGACCCTGTTGATACAAGTTTTTCAATAAATTAGGATATGATTCATGTACATATACAGGGAAGTCAACATATGATTTATCAAAAACAGAATTACCTAAAACTTTTGTAATGAATTTAGATGATGTGGTATCTAAACTACAGTCAAATGATTTTAAACCACCAGTTAAACCATTAACAACAATTTTAAATTCACTTAAGGGATCAGTATCAATTGTGGATGAAACAATACTAAAATTAGTTGAATTTGTTACCTCTAAAGTTAATGTTTGACCAACATACCTACCTCTAGATCTAAGTGCCACAACAATTACGTTTGCATATTCTGTGTTTAAAGATGCGGGGTATTTAAATCTTGTTATATTAAATGTACTTGTTGATTGGTTATATACAAAAAGATATGAATAAACACCATCAATTGTTGCATCATTACCTGGAGTAGTTTCTGTATAATAAATGTTATACCAATTCTTTTCATTGTAAATACCAATAGGTGAAACTAAACTAGTACCTGTCAATGGTACTGTTGCAGATGTTGGTACAGGACCAATTGTAAAGTAATCACCATTAGTAAATGTTGTTCCACTCACATATGATGGTATTGTAATACCATCGGTATTTAATTTATCTGATAATTCAGTATAATAAGAACTACTAGTAACCGCTGTTGTAGACATCGTACTAGATCCCGATGTTGGTGTTGCGGTGGTATCAACTGTAACACCACCTAATGTTCTAATACCAAATGTATTATATGGTTTATAACCAGTTAAACCTAAAACTCTTGTTACAAATAATTGATTTGATTCTTGTAAATATGCTTTTGCGACATATCCCAATTCATATTTTGGATTACCATTACCATCTTTTTCTGGTGATGTTGTACCGAAATACGTTCTAAATTCATCAAAATTTGTTATTAAAACTGGTTCGAAAGCGGGTCCTTTTAAAGTTTCACCCACTAAACCTAAAGTAGTCACACCAACGCTCTGTGCGACAAATGTTAAATCTAATTCTGAGGTATATACACCTGGAGACACAAATACTCTGTTTGAAGTAGCCATTGATTTTTAATTTGATTAAATATTTTTATTACGTTTTATTATAAATATCTTTATTTTTACCAAAGATTTTTGTATTTTAAAGATAAAAGATAATAAAATATCTTTTTTTATCTTTTATGATAAATAAGAAATCAAAAAATATTAAGATAAGTGAATTACATCATGAAATGTTAAAAAAACATTGTGAAAAATATGGTTTAAAAATTCATAAAATAGTTGAAAAAATGATTGATGAATTATGTAAACCAAAGAAAAAAGATATATACGGTGAATCTTAATAAACGTATGTAATACTTATTTTTGACCCAACAACTGGTGTGTAATTTAAAGTAACGTCATTTGTTCCTGTAACACTAAATCCAATATCATCACTTTCAACTAAACCATTTATTGTAAATGTTATCACATCTGTAATAGGATTTGCGGTAGTGAATGTTAAAGAAGATCCATCATATATAAAATGTTCTGTTGTTACATTTAAAATTAATCCTTGTGAATTAACTAAATTTATACCCTGTGTTCCTCTATAATAAGTTATTGTTATAACACTCCCATTTGGTGGAGGACTCGCAAAAGTTATTTTTGACGTACCTGCAATATGAAAATAATCAACACCTAACTGTTGTACTAAACCATTAATTGCAACATTAAATAAAATAGTCATAGATTCACCCACACCAAATACTGTTTTTATTCCATCTGCAATTGACGTTGAAATAATTATATCAATATTTTTTTGAACTACTTTTTTACTTACTGATTTTGTATCAACAAATTCTGTTAATATAACAGATCTATTAATTGCTGGTTTTACTTCAAATTCCTCAGAATCTATTAAAAATCCAAGTAATATAAATTGATAATTTTGTATATAGAACCTTCTACCATCTAAGGTATCCATTGGTGTGTTATCCTCTATTCTATCTAAAACCAATGGAACAAAATGACCCTTTATTGTTGTATAATCCTGTCTAGAACAAAAGTTCTGCATGACCATTTTATTAAATTTATTTAAATCTCTAAATTTGTGACAAACAATTGTAACATCGTAACTTATATCAACGGCGATTGGTTGTGGTATTTTATATACATCCGCACCCATCATCCCATTTTCGTCGGCTTTTTTTACTGTTGAATAATGAAATCTTTGTCTATCTGGTATTGTTCTTTGTACTGATGGATTTGTACCAGGTTGTACATCAGGTTTTCTAATTACTGAAATAAATGGTATCTGTATATTACCTTCTTCATCAACGTATTCCCATGTATTTGTTAATTCACCCCATCTTTGAATCGTTAAGATTCTCGGTATTATTGGTATTTTTTTACCATCTGACACAACTACAAAATTTTTTTCAACATAATCTAACATACCCCTATCTAAATCATCATGTAAAATGCTATCAGGGAGATATGGATCTGATTTTGTTATAAAATCTAATAATTCTTGTCTTCTTGGTAATAATTCTTTACCAAGATAAACATTAATATTATTTTTGAATTTTTTACGTACATTCATTTTTATACTCCTCTAAATTGTCCTTCTTGTACATACGCACAAGTTATTGTTCTATAATGTGGTTTATAACCATACATTTTATGTTTACCGTCTGATGTTACTCTACCATCATTTGTTACCATATAGTATCTTATTTTGGTTTCTGATTCTGGATAACCAATGTAATCACCATATTTTATATCAACTTTTAATTCTTCTAAATGTCTAATATAAACTGATATTGTAATATTTCCGTGTTCATTATAACGAACTAATCCACTCTTATATGATGTATTTTTTGGTTCATCTATTTTAACTAATGCGTTTATTTCAACAGGAGGTAAAAATTTTATTTCATCAGACCCAACTTCAGCATATACATTATCAATATCAGTTTTTCCCCTATCCACACGATATACCACAAGTTTCATGTTTAAATCACCATGAAGATATTCTTGACCTAAATCTAAGTTAAAATCATAGTCTTCTTGTGAAAAGAACTTATTAATTCTTGTAATTGGTAATTTATTATCCATAATATAATAAATAGTTTAAAAATATATTCTATTTAACTATATTAGTTTATATGCAAAAAAATATACCAGAAATTGAGGCTAAAGAAATATTATCCACTTACGAAGGGTATAATAATCAATTATTAGAATGGAAAGATAAATTTATTAATTTAAAAAATTTTAAATTAACAAGACCACAATCCGATTATGTAATAAAATACCATATGATAAAACCTAAGGTCGCTAAAAAATATTTAAATTTAGTACCAAGTTTTGGTGAAAAAATAAGAGAAGATAAATTATTACCTAAAGTACCTGAAAAAATTTGGTGTGAAAAATTATTATGCGAAACAGAAAAAGCTTATCATATTTGGGGTAAAATTTTAGACACCGAACAAAATTACGCATTTTGGTTACCTAAAGGTGCGATACTACAAGAAGAAAAAAAATTAGATAGAGTTATTGATTATTCTAAATACGAAAAAAGACCACCTATGGAACATCAGAAAGTGGCAATTGAAAAATTATTGGCGAATAATAAATTTATTTTAGCGGATGATATGGGGTTGGGTAAAACTACGTCTGCTGTGATCGCCTCATTAGAATCTGAAGCAAAAAAAATACTGATTGTTTGTCCCGCATCACTTAAAATAAATTGGGAAAGAGAAATTAAAAATTATAGTGATAGAAAAATATTAATTGTTGAAGGTCGTAAATGGGGATCAACATTTGATTATTATATCATAAATTATGATATTATTAAAAATTATCACACAACAGAAAATGGTGAAAATAGTGACGATTATAAATTATTAGAAAACGCGGGTTTCGATTTAGCAATAGTTGATGAAGCACATTATATATCAAACAATACAGCACAAAGAACAAGATTATTAAACGATATTCTTGGAAAAATACCAAAAGTTTGGTTATTAACGGGTACTCCTATGACATCAAGACCAATAAATTATTATAATCTTCTAAAACTTGTTGATTCACCATTAACATTAAATTGGCAACATTATGTTTACAGATATTGTAAAGGTTATCAATTTAGGGTGGGTAATAGAAAAGTCTGGAATACAAGTGGAGCTAGTAATTTGGATGAATTACGTGAGAGAACAAAAAATATTGTTTTAAGAAGAATGAAAACAGATATTCTTGATCTACCTGAAAAAATAATAACTCCTGTTTTCTTAGATCTAAAAAGTACTTTCTATAATGAAGAATTAGAAGAATTTATGAGGATCAGTAAAGAAAACAAAAAAGAAGAAAGTTTGAGTGTTACAATAAATCGTTTAATGAAAGTTAGACAAGTTATTGCTCAAGAAAAAGTACCATACACTTGTGAATTAATTGATAAGTTTTTAGAACAAGACAAGAAGGTAATTGTGTTTACAAATTTCACAAATACTTTAGAAATGATACAAGAAAAATACAAAAAAAATTCAGTTATTTTAGATGGTCGTATGTCTAAAATAAAAAGACAAGAAAGTGTTGATAGGTTTCAAAATGAAGATAAAATAAAGGTTTTTATTTCAAATATTGTCGCTGGCGGTGTGGGAATTACATTGACTGCGGCGGAAGGTGTTATTATGAATGATTTATCATTTGTACCCGCTCATCATTCACAGGCGGAAGATAGGGCATATAGATATGGGCAAAAAAATAGTGTTCTCGTATATTATCCAATATTTGAAAATACTATAGAAATGATAGTATATAATATTCTAAATAAGAAAAAAGGTATTATAGATCAAGTTATGGGTGATGGTGAATATTCCGAAAACTTTACTACTGAACTTTTAAGCTCAATTCTTTAAATTTTTCTTCTAACATATTTTTAAGATTTTTATCTGTATCATCACATATATTAATCAAAACTTCATCATCTCTTAGATTAACATAATTTTTAGATCCTGAAGTCTGAAATGACAACCCAATTTTGTTTTTACCACAAAATTGTAAAAACTCCATTAAAATGTTAGTGACATTATTATTCATAATAAGCAAATATAAGATATTTATTATAAAATAAGAAATCTATGTCAGCAACTATAATATCACCATCAGAAAAAGAAAAATTATTTACACAAGTTCTACATCTTTTAGGTATGCCAGTTAGAGGTGTGGAATTAACTGAAGAACAAATGAATAGTTTTTTAGAAATGGCCATATCTGAATATGAACAATATGTTAGTGATTGGTTAATAGAATCACAATGGTCATCTTTAGCTAATTTAGATGTCGATACAAATTCATTAACCAGAGCTTTCACAAACAGAAGTTTAGATTATGAAACTCAATATACTTACGCGTACTCTAAAATAGTTGGATTACAAGCGGGTGGTCCTTGGGAGCTAAAAAAAGATTATTTTGATTTGGAAAGAAATCAACAAACATACGTTATCCCTGCTGGTCGTGAAATAAATGAATTATTATGGTACACAAGAGCAACATTAACAGATTCAATTGTTGACCCATTTTTAGGTGGATTTGGTGGTCTTGGTGGTGTTGCGTTTGGTGGTGTTGGTGGTTTTGCACAAGTAGGTGCGGCCGGTTCATATTTCTTATTACCTGCATTTGATTTATTACTAAGAATGGGTGACAGGAATATTAAAAACAGATTAATCGGTGGTGATTTAACATATAGAATAACAGCGGGTCCAAATGGAACTAAAATTGTACATTTATTAAATGTACCTGGAGGTAAGTTTGATTTCGGATCAATACAGAATAATCGTCAAAGAGTTTGGTATTGGTATTATGATGCCGGTGACAATAGAGATGAATGTTTAGAAAAAAATAAAGATATTATTAGATTACCTTCAGATGTTATGACTGAACCATTAGTATGGGAAGATTTAAATAAACCATCACAAAACTGGGTTAGAAAATATTTTATTGGATATTGTAAAGAAGGATTGGCCAGAATTTGGGGTAAATTTTCTGGAGACCTTAAAGTACCTGATAGTGAAGTTAAACTAGATTATAGTTCATTGTTAACTGAAGGTAAAGATGAAAGATTAAAATTAGTTGAAGAATTAATGGCACGTTTAGAAAGAATGCGTCCCGATAAACTTTTGGAAAGAAAGAAAAACGAAGCGGAATTTCTTAACGGTTCATTGAAATATAGACCTATCCAATCTTTGATAAATGTGATCTAACTTTCTACTGAATGAAATGAGTAATCGTTTCCATTAGTTTCTATAATTTCATCTTCATTAGACATAATACTATTTTCTTGGTGTTTAACCACTTTTCTATTATGTTCTATCCAATGTTGGTCAACTAAGTTAAGACTATCTTCCACATACATAAAATATGGATCACGATTAACCCTATTCCAAAATAATACTTCACTATCGGAAAGTGTCATTACTTCATTGAAATTATCCTGTCCACCTTCTTTTAATGGATGTCCACTAATCAATTCACATTGTGATTTAGTGAAGTATTGACGATCTTTCGGATCTTCTATTAATATATCTTCTCTTATTTCAGGTTTAAATACAACTAATAATGGTTCTATTCTTTTATTGAAATTATTAAGATAACGAGGTACATTATAATCACCAGTCATGTTAGGGTTATTCTGAATATCTTTTTCTGAAACCATGTAACAATTAACTTCTATAAAATCATTAGGCATTTCCACACCATATTTTTTAAGATATTCTTCTTGTTGTTTTTTAGTTGGTTTAGTTATTTTTTGTACATCACCAGATGATTTTTTAATACCATTATTGATATAGTATATTGTTTCACCCAAACCGGCAGGGTAGTTATTTTGAATAACTAATTCCATATGCGCCTGTCTTGACATTAATGATCCCGCTTTAGTTGTTTTCTTTATGTGTTTTTTATAATCTTCCACACTTTGTTTTACACGTGATTTGTTCGCTATTTTAGATAATGGAATTTCTTTATTATGTATCTTTTCAACATACGAATAATATAATTCAACAAATGAATGTCCATCACCATTTAACAAATATTTTAAACCTTCATCTAAAAACTCAACAATATATTGTTGTAATTTTTTTGATTTAATTGTATTGCCTGTTAACTTTATTTTTTCTTTACCTTTCTTAATTAATTTAATGATATAGTTTTTCCTCGATACATTTATACAGGACGGAGCAACATAATCAATATCTAACCCCATCTCATTCCTCATAAAAATATCGTTAAACTCCGCAGTATCCGCTTCAATACCTTTATATTCTTTTCCTTCTGTAACTAATTCATTTAATCCTTTACCAATATAAACGTGATCGTTAATGTCTTCTGGTGTTTCAAAGTTAACACCATCAGTATCCATAACAAGAGGTTTATATCCTTTCTTCATAAAAAACATAATCATCATACGAAGACATTGTCTACCTACACATGTAATAGTTTCACCCATATTCATATCACCCCATGGAAATACCTGTGGCGCCGACAGTGAACCAAAATATGCGTTGATGAATATTTTAATTGGTAATTGTTTTCTATCGTACATTTCTGATTCAACAGGATTTGTTTTAGCAAGTTCACCGGCAAGTCTTTTATATTTGATACGAATGTTACGGAAATATTTTAACATTGATTTTTGTACACCCATAACATCACAATCAGGAAATACATCATATACAAGTTGAATTGATGGATAAAGAGATGCGTAGTCAAACTTAACAATATTCTTTGCATAGCCCACATTTAACAATCTTGACAATCCACCCGTGATTGCTCTTTTTTCATCTTTTTCGGGTATTGCCAAATTATTTTCATAAGACCATGCCAACATTATTATTTTCCATAATGTTGCAGTGCCCATTGTTGCAACTCTTTCATAAGTTGTCGGTACTAATTTAGATAGTAAAAATGTCGATTGACTAAAAGAATCATCAACAATCATTGTTTCATAAAGATCATCATCCAAATATTGTTCCACAATTCTTTTACCTGGCCATATTTCGTATTTACCAGGATATTTCTCTAATAAACCCTCAGTACCTTTTTCACCAATTTTTTTGTAATTACCCGTTTTTGGATTTAGATAATATAATTCATTGTCTAAATAAATTTTAGAAATGTATGCACCATCAACGTATACACGATTTTCTTTTTCTTTTTCAAGATATTTCGTAATATATTTCAAACCCCAAGATTTAATCTCAGAATTTATTGCTTGTGCTCTTCTTACAGAATGAGCAATATCGATTATATTAAATCCCCAAATAACGTGTTGAGTATACGGTTCGATCTCATTGGCGAGTTTTAGTATTCCCTCTTTTTCTTTCATTCCCTGTGACGTTAAAATACTTGTCAATTCATCAACATTAACACCAAGTATTTCCGCTCTTTTCAGTATAAAAGGGAAGTCAAATGATGCAGAATTATAACCACCGATTATTGTTGGTTTTAATTCTCTTATTGTTTTAAAAAATTCCTCAATACATCTTTTTTCACCATCATCACCAAAAGCGTCGATTGTTTTAACCAAACCACGATTATCTTTCATACCGATTAAGATTATCTTATTGGTTTCAGGTTCAAGACCCGTTGTCTCAATATCGAATACAAGTCTATGTACACCACTATAATCATCAATACCCTTGAACAATCTTTTTTTCTTTTGAATTAGATATTGTTCAACAGGTGATAATATTGTAAAATATTTTTTAGTTTCATCACCCCAAGGATTTAACCCACCGAATCTAAAGAAATTAATTAATTCGGTATAACCTTTAATACTTTTAACGAGAAACTTCATCCCGTTTTCTAATCGTTCGTTACCATGGGTTTCTAACTTCTCAATGATAATACCAAACTCACCCATTTTTTTCTTTTGGGTCATTTTACTATTATTGTAGAAATTTAAACCATTTAGATCGGAAACCCATAAAAATGGAGTAAAAGTGTCGGGTACAACAATTTTACCCTTTTGAGGGTCTTGTATAATTTTATAAATCTTATTTGTGGGATAATCGTATTCTACACCAACGATAAACTCTTCGGGATCTGCACCGTTTAGGAAGTTCTCGATAACTTCCTGAGAAATAACTTCTTTCATTATTATATTTTTAAATGTGACACATTAGCTTACCGAAAATCGGTAGTTTGCCTTAACATCAATAAATATAATTAAAAAATAAGGTTAAATCAAAAAATGTTAATAAAAAGTTTTTCTTTTAGAGGTACGATTAATTTTGTTGTGGGATTTGAATTTGTGTCTAAAAACTGAATGGTGATAACACCTTCGAATTTACCCTTTACTGAAGTACCTTCTTCCGTGAATCTATAAGTAATATAATATTCATCAGTTGTTTGATCGTATTTTTTTGTTCTTGTTGTTAATAAACATTGACCATTTAAAATTTGTGGTTCCTCCGTTTTTACATCAAACATGTCAAATGTTATGTCACAACTTTCCAACATATCATTGAAAGATGACTTATCATTTTTTCCGTCATCAATCAATCTTAACTTTAAAATAGGTTCTGTGGCTCCCTGTCTGATATTAAACTCCATTTATTCTTTTACAATAAATATTCAAACTAGGATTCTTTTCTTAATTTACCATCATAAAAATCAAATCTATTGTGTTCTGTTGGGGTTAATAACAATAATGTATTACCTGTTTTACTAACAATTTGTGGCCAATTACAATAATATACTTCACCAGTTACATATGAAAGATTTTCTGATGTGAAAATATTTTTAAAATTAGTTCTGGGGGCATTGGGATCTAACCCTATTTTAGGTAAATTTCTCTTGTTTGGCCAGAACTTTTCTCTTATATTTTGTGGTACATTGTACCATGACCATTGAGTACCGTTATCTCCAAAAAATTCACTATAGTTTAATTTTAAAAAATCAAAATTATTTTTATGTGTAATTTTAAGTGACTTTTTAAATAAATCTTTTACGTATCTATTGAATCCATTTCTACAAACCTCACCTTCTTTAGGATAAAAAAACATATCGTCTTCAAAAAATAACATGTAATCACTATCACTTTCATCGAAATGTTCTGCAATCCATTGTCTTCCACCACAAATTCCTAAATTATCTTTTTTTATGTGTTCAAATCCATACTTTTCACATAATTCGATATATTTTGGTGTTGTTGATGAATCGGTAGAATTATCTAACAAATATTTTTTTGTCTTTTTAATATAGTTTATATCATATTCTTCCATTGATTTTAGAAGTGTCTCAAATTGATTTGGACTATTGAATGTTATTACATATAGTGAAACTTTATTAATATCCAAATCATTTTCTATTACTGTTTCATCATCTGCAATGTGTGTTATTTTTTCAGATTTAATAACTAAATTATCATTTTTTAAATCCTCAAAAAATTTAGAAACTAATCCATTACCATTTATTTCTGAATATGTTATTGATTGAGGGTATTTGTAAGTCATAATTGTGAAAATACTCTCTTCTGTCCCCATTAAATTATTATTTAATGTTTCTTGTAATAATCCATAATAAATCGAGTTTATTTCACTTATACTTTCTTTTAATCCACCAAAAAACCCACCTCTAGCCACTTTATTAACTTTTGATCCTGAATAATTATTCATTTCAGAAATTTCAAATCCATGTATTTCTGTTGTTGTTTCATATGGGAAACAAATAAAATGAAAATTATTAACATATTTTGGTAGTTTTTCTAAAACATTATCGTGTGTAAAATAACCCATATGAACAGTATTCGCTAAACCCGCATCAATCCAAAACAAATATTCAGAATTAAATTTATCTAAAATTTTTGCATCGTGTAATAAAAAAACTTTAGACATCACTAATGGATTATACAACTCTAATTTTGCCTGTGTTGAATCTTTCAACCAACCTACTTGGTTAAACCAATTTGGATTATTTCTTATTTTTTGAATCTTATCGAAAAATTCGTTATTCTTGAACCAAGATAAATCTCTTAAAATAAATTGAGTGTTTTTACCACTTCTTTTTGAAAAAACAAATTTTTGTAATTCTTCATCACCAAAAACAATTAAATTTTCTTTTATTTCTAATAATTTAGAAAATTTATCTAAGTAGTGATCATAAGATCTTGACCATCCTTCAGTTAAATTAGATCGTCCTAAATCCCACAAACCTGTTACTAATGTAACACCACCATTTTTAACAAAGTAGTTTTCATCCATTTTTCTATTTTTTCTATACACACCAACATGTTCAACTATTTCTTTTGTTGTATTGTCAACATTTTTACTTTTAAGAAAATCATCTATTGCCAATTTTACACCAGGTAAGTCATGTCTGTTATAATCATGAAAACATATATAACCACCATCCGAAACCCTATCCCAAATTTTTTCCAAACTATCGTATATTGAAGTATAAAAATCACCATCTAAAAATGCGAAAGAAATTTTTTCAGGTAGATTATCTTCAGGTATATCTTTAAACCAATTTTTATTTATTATTGGGACTGGAAGATTATTTTTTTGAAAATTTTGAATTAACACTTGTTGTGTTGTTTTTAATGTCCCTGCTCTCCATCCCGTATTTTTTTCTATTTCTGACAACTCCGGTAACCCCTCAAAAGAATCATATACATATAAATTTTTATTTGATGAGGTCTCTATTAATGTTTTCATCAAGTATTTACTTGATTCACCAACGTAACATCCTAATTCAACGACATCACCATCAACATTATCTTCTATTGTGTGTAATAATAAATCAACCAATAATTCTATCTGTGAAAAAGAAATTATAGATGCGTCTACACGAACGTTATCAAAATTTAATATTTTTTCTCTAACTAAACTCATAATATTTTTTTTAATTGAAATACCCTAATTTATAAAAATAATTTTTATTATCATCAATGTTTTCTGATCTAAAAAGATTACAACCACCTTTTTCGTTTGGTACTGCACTTATAATTGGAAACGATTCAACAACAGGATTAAATTTCCTGTCATTTATATAATTCATCACTATTCTTTTTATTTTGTTTTTACCTAAATGTGCGGAAATTACAATATCATCACTCCATGATTTACCAACAAAATCAGTAAAAAAATCTTCGGTAAAAAATCTTCTTTCTACTGATACTGTTTTATATCCCTCAAGAATTCTAACACTCGTATCTTTATTTAATGTTGTACATAAATGACACGTATTGTCATATGAACTTATTCCCGCAAAACCTAAAGCAGTATCTGGATATATTTCTTTTTTCATTAAATGATATTCAATAAAATAATCCATATAATTTATATCATCATCTACAATTATTATTATCTGATTTGGATCTAAAATTCTTTTAAGTGTCGGAACAATCTTTGTTATTGAACCATAATCATCACATCTAAAAATTTTTAGTTTTTCTACAGTTCTTTCCATTTCTAATAACCACTCAGGTATAATATATTCTTCACCTGTCTTAACATTTATATATGGAATATTAAAATGTATTTCATAATTCTCATAAGATAGAGTGGTTAATCTCTCTATAACCGATTTAACCCCCCAATCCTGTCTTGTTTCATTTAATCTAGATGGTATAGTAGATAATGTTAAAATAACTTTAGGTTTATTTTTTAATTCAATCTTTGTGATATCTAAGTTTTCTAAAATGATTTCTTTATTTTCTATAAAATTAAAATCGGACTCTAATGTTTTAACATTTGTTGTGTTTATTAAAATTGTTTGTCTACCATTTACAAGAGGTATATAACCATTCTCTATTAGATGCGGTGTTAATAGTTTGTCTTTACCTCCATCTTCTGTAATGAAATCAGTATCATCAATAATAATTAAATGAACATTAGATAATTTATCTTTTGCCGCTAAAAATGCTTCTAAATGTTTTTCTGCATATTGTGGAGTACCCTTATCCCAACCATCTAAAAAAAGAATATCTATTTTTTTATCGAAATTTTTTAAGAATGATATTCCGTCATTTGGGATGTGTACATTTAAGTTATCTGGCTGTTGTTCCCCAATATTTGAATATGACCAAGATATTGATGTTTTACAATTTTCATCAATATCTACAGTGTGAACATCAAAACCATATTTTGACCAAAAAAAAGTTGAATGTCCGTCACTACAACATGGTGGAGATACCAAAGGATTTGGTTCTAAATTGAAATAATCAATACATTTTTGTGTGACAGAATATCTTGAGCTACCAATCTCAACCACTGTTTTTAAATCTAGTTTTTTTCCTAATAATATACCTAATTTTAGATATGGTGCGGATTTAGATCTAAAATTTACGTGATCATCACCTGTTAAATTATCAAAGTCCCAAAATTTTTTATCTATCTTAAAATTATTAATTAACTTATAAATTTCTCTCATTTTACAAAAGTTCTTTTATTTTATTTTCATTTAATATTTCATTTAATATATTGACATTAGATTCTACCGTTCCATTTTCTTTAAACCATTTATACCCATTTTCAGATATAAAAGTTAACAATTCAATATCGTCTTTAATTGAATTAAATTTATCTAAAATTATTTCTGTTTGTATTTTTGGATTTGAATTATATTCAAAAGAAATATAATGATAATCTGGCACTAAATCATTATGAAATTTTTGGGATAATAAAGGACGTAATAATACTGATCTTGAACTTAAGATCTCCATGTCGCGATTACAAATTTCGGCGGCACCATTTAAAGATAAATTAATCCTATTGTTTGTTAATTCGTTGAAATAATTCTCTATTGGAAAATTTTTTTTATCTGTAATATTTAAAATACCATGATTTTTTAGATTTAATCTATCACCATACAAATATCCTCTAAACATCAAATCATTATTTTCTTTTTCTGACATATGTTTTGCCGTGTTATGTATTTCATCAAATATTAAATCATAACACAAATAAGAAGAAGGTATATTATCTATATTGTATTTATTACCACAAGAAGATATTATCCCTTTACATAAATCAAATTTCCAACCATGTACTGAATACGTTAAATCTATCATATGGTCCCAATATGATATGACAAAATATTTTTCAGTATCTTTATTTTTTATTGTCATTAAATGTGGTGAATATATACCACCGGGTTCACCATTATATTTAGAACCAAATTCAATATAATCAAATTCAAAATAATTAAATTTTTCTTTTATTTTTTCATGTAACTTTTTAAAAACATGAAAAACAGACCACCTTGTGTGAGGATGTTGATATCCTATTTCTACTTTCATTTTATCTTTCTGTTGCGTGTTGTACTAATGCTCTTGGACCTACTTTATAACCATTCGCGGTAAAAACTTTACCCCAAACAAAATGATGCCAACCAATATCAAATGGTTTAAATCCAGCAACTAATGCGGAAACACCAATTTCAAACCCTTCCGCCCATGTACCATAAGAAAAATCTTTATTTACTAAATAATCATGAAACCATTTCCATTGATCTACCATTTTTCTTAATTTTTTGTCTCTATTTACAAAAATTAATAAATATTCTGCCGGCAATGATGCATCGTCCCATTCTGATTTTTGATTTTTATCTAAATCATAGTTATATATTTTGTGCCAAAAAATACCATGATCTCTTTTATTTTTTTCATTATAATCCTTTATGAAGTCCCCCCAACGATAATCGGTTCTCGGACCAAAAAAGTCATATCCTTGATCTAACTTTTCTTTAGTAAAATCTAATACCATATTTTCATCCCACCAATCAAAAGAATTATCACAATCTGTAAAAATTACTATTGTGTCGTCTAAATCCATAACAGGAATTAGAGATAGGTATCTCATATTAAAATTAAAATCATTACTCAATTTATTTTCACCAATAGGTATTCTGATTTTAACATCATCCCTATTCATTTTATTTATCTTAATTCTTTCATTGTCACCAAATTTTTCTTTAATTATATCTTCACAGTCTGTTGTGATATAAAAGTCTATATTACTAAGTCTCAATACATCTTCTATCATCCTACATGTATAGTCTTTTGTATAATTTTTACCAAAACTTAAAGTTGTTAATGCAATTTTCATAATTGTTTTTTCTTTTTAAATGCACAATAATAATATGTTTTATCACCCACGTCAATTCTTTTTTTGTAGTTAAAATTTTTATATTCAATTAATTCTAACATTGGATAAAATGTTGACATAATTTCATCATCTAAATCTGGTTGTAAGTGTATTTCGTATTTGTTTCCAAATACTTCATTTTGGGGTAAATAATAAGGAACTACGACTATTAATTCATTACATTTATCTTTTAATTTATGTAATAACTTTATTCCGTCCTCTCTAGATAAATGTTCTAATATATCTCCCATGATTATTATATCATAATGATCAAAATTAAAATCTAATATATTAATATTGAATACATTATCATACATTTTTTCTAAATCATATTCTTTTATGTATGGTTCCCATATTTCAACCGCATCAAACTTTTTAAAATGATGATTTAATAATTTATAATAAAAACCATGACCACAACCAATATCTAATATTGAACAAGAGTCATCATAGTTTTCACATAAGTATTCTTTAATTTCTGTGGATAAGTATCCCCAATTTCCTGGCATATAATTATTAATTTAATTGTCCTGTTATCCTTTCACACCAACCTTTTGATTCACTATGTGGCCAAACAACCCAATATTTTGGTTTATGTGAAGTCTGAAATTCCCTCCAAATTTTACAATATTTATCAGGATCATTTAACATTCTATTTATTTCAGATTTATCGGCATCTTTTCTAAATATTGTTTCGTCTTTGTCATTGTGAAATGCCACTACCCAAAAATCGTAATCTTTTTCAGGAACCTGATTGTAATTTATATCTATACAATGTTTAAATATTTTTGCAAAACTTTTCTTCCAATCTTCTTCATTATCAAATTCGTATGGGTTTGGTGGATATTTTTTATCTAATGTGTGTTGTTGTACTGATCTTTCACTAAATAATAATCCGGTATACTTTTCATAATCTCTTAATGTTCTTTCATTACCAAACCCATATATTCCAAATTCTTCCGAATTAAAAATTTCACCATCCATACCAAACAATCTTCTGTTTTTTAGATGGGACCTTTTATTTTTATCTACCCAAGACCTATCATCATCCCATTGTTTTGTTCTACCCTTTCTTGTATATTCGTGCCAAATAACAACTCTATGTGGGTGAAATAAATCATATCCATGTGTATATGCCCTTGCGGCAATTGATATTTCCTCACCGTGAAAATAAAATTCAGGATCATGTTGAACTTCTTTAGAAAACGAACCCAAAGTAAAACAAAAATGTGCAGAATAAAATCTAGCAGGTATCGGTTCATTTAAATCTCTCCAACCAGGAATTGTTTCAGGTAAAAAAAACACCGCTCCCTCTGGTATAAACCTATCAAAAACCATTCTCCAAGGATCTTTAACTCTACCATTTGGGTCATTATCTGGATCAAATGATGATACATATCCTGTTAATAGTGGTTTTTTATGTCCTTTATCCTGTAATTGTTTAATCATTCCGATTAACATCTCATCCCAGTCTTTTTCAAAACGCATATGGGAATCTATTTGTAATGTATACTCTTCCCCATCATATTGTTGTTGTGTTAAATTTCTAGCCCAACAAACACCTTTTGATTCTGTATACGGAATATCAATTACTTTAAATCTTTCATCTGTTTTAAATTCAGATAGATCGTCAAAATTATCGTCTACATGGTATTGTCTCGCAATACTTAAACGTAAATTTTCAGGAAATTTTGAATTTTCCAACATGTTTTTTATTGTTGGAATTAATTGAGGGTCTCTGTAGGATGCAATTTGCACAAAAATTCTCATATCTTTTTTTCAAAAAATACGAGAATTTAAATAATTGTGAATATTAAATTATAATTTATATTGCCAATTTTTTGATAAATAACCTTGTTGGTGAATCATTGGTTGACGATGGGAATGGTGTGTTTGTTGAAGGATTTATAGATACGGTATAAAATGTTGGTGTCGTTACTTGAATAATTATATTTCCATATATTATTTGATCCGCAGTTGTTTCAGCACTTTTAAAGTCTGAAATCATCGTACCTACTGTCATTGAACCATTTGATGTGGTTGAACTGTTTAATCTAACTGTCACATCAATATTGTTGAATAAATCGAAAATATGTACACTTGAGATTATTTCATAATACCCCGGTTCTTTAAAGTGTATTCTAGCTCCGGTATTACCCGTTTGACCCGAGTTTACCAATTCAAAAATACCAGTATTACTATTAAAAATGGTTGTATTCCATCTTGGATAATTTTCGGTTGCGTTTGTTAAGTTTGCGTAGCCAGACCCAGCAATATTCTCCCAAGAAAATGCGGCGGCCCCACTATCTAAGAAAACAGATTTAGTAACTTTGAAAGTTTCAGTTTCTCCACTATTATTCATTATTACATAAGAACCTGTTGTGTCTCCTGTAAATAAAGGTAATTGACTTATTTTAGTATTAGCCATGATCTTTTTTATTTATAAATATGTCGTTATTATGTTTTTTATTAAATATATATTATTTTGATTTAAAAATAAACAAATTTTAATCTATAGTTCCCACCTGCCAAAAAGTTTTCCCCGATAAAATAATTTTTTCATCAGAACTTTTACCCAAAACAATATGTGTTTCAGTTACACCCGTATTTGAATAGTTTACGGTTTGACCTGTCCACGGTGATATATTTATGGAATCTGCAACATCATCTATTCTATTTGCGTAACCATAATACGTTACACCACTAAGTAATCCTCCCGCAAAAACTAAACCGACAATTTTTCTTGTTCCCGAGAAATCTGCAACAAGAGCAGATCCAGAATCTCCACCATTTATTGGGAATGCACATATGGTACCGTTTGGTGTAGTACTTGCACTCGCAACAAATTGTATACACCTACCAAATTGTATTGTTGTATTATTTCCTTGTTTTAGATAGTTAATATTTATTGTTACGGGGTATGAATTTGTTAATAACTTCATTTCACCCTCACCTTTAGATCCTGTTGTTCTTCCTGCACTAAATAAATTATTTTTATTTGTTAACAAACCATCTATTTCAGATGAACTCGCAAACTCTAATGGTTGAGTCCATCCTGTCACACCCTCCATTAAATAAGATGTGTTCACATCTATATCGGATGAATTAATTGTTGTTAATGCAACGTCCGCGTAATTTAATGTACCACCAGAAATTGTTTTGTATTTTTTTACAATACCAATTGAATTATTTAGACCGGAATTACCGACCTCATTTGGTTGTGTTACAAAATCATTAAGTATTGATGATATTGATCCTGTAGAACTTTTTTGTACATTTATAAATGCATCGGAAACTAAAACATGGTTATTTGATACCCCAACTAATGAATTAGTATCGTTATCTACCGCTAAAAATCCTAGTGTACCTACAAATCCACTTAAATCACTATAATTTGTAACTGATATACCACATTTAAGTGGTCTTATTTTATTTCTATTAGATGGTGCTATAACTTGCCAATCATAAAAATCAACAGGACAATTTAATGGTTTTATTTCTAATTCAACCACATCTGTTTTAAATGTTTCTCCCGAATAAGTTATTGTGTTAGGGATTATATCTTTTTCGTCTATTTGTTCTAATGGTAATTTTTTAGAAACACTAAAAATTAATGACTTTTCTGTTGTTAACAAACCGTTTGTAACTTTATACCCATATCCAACACCAATAACATTATCTGATGTTTCTGTTTGATATTTTGTCACTATCTCATCTAATAAACGTACATCTTCCATATTTTATAAATTTGGTATAAACATAAATAATGTATTTATTTGGTCTGGCGTATTACTTGGTGTTATTGTCGGTGTTACTGTGTTGGTTGGAGTGTTAGTTGGGGTTTCTGTTGGTGTTGGTGTTGGTATACATATATTTTCTTCACCTAATAATAAATCATCATTTTCGGCCAATAAATTATCTGAATTCTCATTTAATAAGAATTGCTCACATATTATTGTTGGTGTAACTGTAGGTGTTGGTGTTTGACTTAATCCTGGCGTTTCACTCACCGTTGGTGTAACTGTTGGAGTTACCGATTCGGTTGGTGTGACTGTTGGTGTAACACTTTCAGTTGGAGTTACTGTTGGTGTAACACTTTCAGTAGGAGTATTGGTTGGTGTATTAGTCGGTGTAACCGTTGGAGTTTCCGTTGGTGTTACTGTACTAGTTGGAGTGTTAGTCGGTGTTTCTGTAGGTGTATTGGTAGGTGTTGGTGTTGGTATACATATATTTTCTTCACCTAATAATAAATCATCATTTTCAGTTAATAAATAATCATTGTTTTCTGATAATAAGAATTGTTCACATATTATCGTCGGAGTTACTGTTGGTGTTGGAGTTTGACTTAATCCCGGTGTTGGTGTTGGGGTTTCAGTTGGTGTTACTGTTGGAGTTTCGGTTGGTGTAGGTGTAACACTTTCGGTAGGAGTATTGGTTGGTGTATTAGTCGGCGTCTCAGTTGGTGTAACTGTTGGTGTAACTGTGGAAGTATTTGTAGGTGTGTTAGTAGGAGTATTGGTCGGGGTAACCGTATTTGTAGGTGTATTTGTAGGTGTATTTGTAGGTGTATTGGTAGGCGTATTGGTAGGTGTATTGGTAGGCGTATTGGTAGGTGTAACCGTGTTGGTAGGCGTATTGGTAGGTGTAACCGTGTTGGTAGGCGTATTGGTAGGTGTAACCGTTGGTGTTGGTGTTGTAGTTGGTGTAACCGTTGGTGTTGGTGTTGTAGTTGGTGTCGGTGCGGGTATCGCTCCCAATATTCCCCATAATAAATTTGTTCTAAATTCTGCTCCTGTAAATGTTAATGTTATTTCAGAATGTGTACCAGGAATAGTCACAACACCATATGCCTCATTTCCTGATATTCTTCTATTAAATGTATCAATAATTAATCCAACATTACATGTTGCAATACAAGGTTCAAAATTTTCAATATTTTTATTTACAGTAAACGATTGTAATATTGATGGTGAACCTAATGACCAAACACCTAATAACGCATCTGTAATTGCTGGAGAGAAATTAAAGACCATTTGATTTGGTCCTTGTACATAATATGTAACACCAGTATTTGGTTGTGTCACATTTTGACAAAATAAACATTCTGAAAATTGTGCATTTTCGACACCTATTGTCCCTACCCCACTATAACTTAATGTGACATCATAAAAATCGGTTAACGTTGTTATACTACCACCCGTTATTTCACCACTTTGTATTAATTCCCAAACAATGTTTTCTATAGTTACAGATGGTGATGGTGTTGGTGTCGGAGTCGGATCAATACATGTATTTATTTCTGAAGCCAACAATAAACCATTTTCTGTAGTTATATTTAAATTATTTTCAGTTGTAAACTCAATTGAACAATCTGGTGTAACTGTTGGTGTAACCGTAGGTGTAATAGTTGGTGTTACACTTTCAGTAGGTGTAATAGTTGGTGTAACACTTTCAGTTGGAGTTACCGTTGGTGTTATAGTAAGTGTAACAGTATTAGTCGGGGTAACTGTTGGGGTTATTGTATTGGTGGGTGTAACAGTATTAGTCGGAGTAACTGTTGGAGTAATAGTTGGTGTTGGTGTTAATGTTATAATTGGGGTCGGTGTTGGTGTTAATGTTATAATTGGGGTCGGTGTTGGTGTTGGAGATAATAATGGTGTAAGTATGGATACACAGTCGTCACCACAAATTTCAAAATCATAATTGTTTAATCTTGTTAAGAAATTATGTCTAACATTTACAAAATTTAATGGTTCTTCATAATATTTTATTGATTTTATATCAAATGAACTAACACCTTCATGTATATTGTTCATCAATCCCGTTCCACCTCCCCAAGATAAAATAAAAGGTTGTAATCCTCTATCTGATGGTATTATTTCTTCAAAATTTTTTACTTTATGTATTAATCTACCATTTAAATAAAATTTTAACACACCCAATCTATCATTTCTTTCATTTGCCCATTTTTTATTTAATGTTTCAACATATGAGTAGGTTGGTGTTTCTCCAGTTAAAATATTTAAAGGATTATTATTTAATGTTTGTCCCGTTATTAAATCATGCCATCCACCATCATTTTTTAAATCACAATCCGTTAATCTTTTATATCTGTCAAATACTATGGTTATATTAAAATCTTTTGTTGGGTCGGTAACACATAGTGTCGGAGTTTCTCCTGATGAAACATAAAATGTTTCGGTAAAACCACTATTTGAAAAACAAAAACCAGAATAATGTGTTGTAGAATATTTTATTCTACCATCTTGTGTAAACTTAAAAGATAAATTATTATCGGCATAATCATATAAATCATCGTCCCCCCTAACACCAATATAATAAAATGTATTTCCGGAAATCCAAGGATAATTATTTCTATTAAAAATAAAATCCAAAGACCAACCTTTTTCAGGTCTTCTATTTATTATTTCGGAACAATTATCAACACCACTACCTGTATCAAATTTGTATGCCCAAGGTTTTGCATTTAATTTTGGTGATTGGATACAACAATTATTTGGATCGTCTAATAAATTTACACAATCAGTATAGTTTGATGAAAATCCAGATAATAAAATATTGTCGATTGGCATTAAATTTTAATTATAAATAATCATAAATCATAATAATATCACATTTACGTACAAACATTTTGTTCTGTAATAATTAAATTACTGTTTTCTGATGTTATATTATCATTAGATTCCGTTAATATATATATCTCACATATTGATGTTGGTGTTGGTGTTGTTGTTTCAGTTGGTGTCGGAGTTGGTGAACCACCAAGTGTCTCAGTTGGTGTAACCGTTGGTGTCATTGTTGGTGTTTCTGTAGGCGTAACTGTTGGTGTTACCGATTCAGTTGGTGTGACTGTTGGTGTATTTGTGGGGGTCCCAGTTGGTGTTTCTGTAGGTGTAATAGTCGGTGTGTTAGTTGGAGTATTGGTTGGTGTTACAGTTGGAGTCTCAGTTGGAGTCTCAGTTGGTGTGGTCGTAGTGGTGTTAGTCGGAGTATTAGTAGGAGTTACGGTTGGGGTTTCTGTTGGTGTATTAGTCGGAGTTGGGGTTGGAACACAAATATTTTCCTCACCCAATAAGAAATTGGAATTTTCGTCTAATATAAAGTCTAAATTCTCAGTCAATATAAATTGTTCACATATTATTGTAGGTGTTACGGTAACCGTTGGAGTATTTGTTGGTGTTTCGGTTAGTGTCGGTGTATTAGTAGGCGTTTCTGTTGGTGTTGGTGTAGATGATCCACCCGGTGTTTCACTTGGTGTCATTGTTGGTGTTTCTGTAGGTGTAACTGTTGGAGTCTCGGTAGGTGTAACCGATTCAGTTGGTGTTACGGTTGGTGTTTCGGTAGGTGTAACCGATTCAGTTGGTGTAGTGGTTGGAGTATTAGTAGGAGTTTCAGTATTGGTTGGTGTTACGGTTGGAGTCTCGGTAGGTGTTTCAGTTGGTGTTACACTTTCAGTTGGTGTAATAGTCGGTGTATTAGTTGGTGTATTGGTTGGTGTTACAGTTGGAGTCTCAGTTGGAGTAACTGTACTTGTGGGTGTTACAGTTGGAGTTTCGGTTGGTGTAGGTGTATTAGTAGGGGTATTTGTTGGAGTTTCAGTTGGTGTAGGAGTTGGTACACAAATATTTTCTTCACCTAAAATAAAGTCATTATTCTCTGTTAATAAATTATTTAAATTTTCATCTAACAAGAATTGTTCACATATAAAAGTAGGTGTTACAGTTTGAGTCGGTGTGTTAGTAGGTGTTTCAGTTGGGGTATCTGTTATTGTTGGTGTAACAGATTCGGTTGGTGTATTAGTTGGCGTTTCTGTCGGTGTAACTGTAGGTGTAACTGTCGGTGTAACAGATTCGGTTGGTGTATTAGTTGGCGTTTCTGTTGGTGTAACTGTATTAGTTGGGGTCACACTTTCAGTTGGCGTGTTAGTCGGAGTATTTGTTGGTGTTTCGGTTAGTGTAACTGTATTAGTTGGGGTGTTAGTCGGTGTGTTGGTTGGGGTTTCTGTTACTGTTGGGGTTACACTTTCAGTAGGAGTAACTGTTGGAGTAACCGTAGGTGTAACAGTAGGCGTATTGGTTGGTGTTTCTGTATTAGTAGGTGTTGGAGTTGATGATAATCCTGGAGTCTCGGTAGGAGTTTCAGTTGGTGTTACGGTTGGAGTATTAGTTGGTGTATTAGTTGGAGTATTGGTTGGTGTTACAGTTGGAGTCTCAGTTGGAGTATTAGTTGGTGTATTAGTTGGAGTTGATGTTACACTTTCAGTTGGTGTATTAGTTGGAGTTTCTGTTGGTGTTGGTGTAGATGATGAATCGGGAGTATTTGTTGGTGTCTCAGTTGGAGTATTGGTTGGAGTATTGGTTGGAGTATTTGTTGGAGTATTGGTTGGAGTTGGTGTCGGGAACAAATATATTGTATCACCAAATATTGTTGTTGATAACAAATTAGTTGTAGATGCGGTTGCAGTTAACGAATGACCACTTGCGTTTAAATCGAAAAAATTATATTGGGGTAAGTTAATATTTAAATAACTTATTTTTTCTCCTAAGTTAAGTGTTATTCCACTGTTAATTGTTATTGTCCCTCCAGTTAAAAAATTTAAAGTTTGAATAAAAGAAACATTTATATTTTCTTTGGCTATCTTATCTGACTCTAATGTATAAATTAAATTTATTGATCCTGAACTAATAACTGAACTTAATGATAATTGTATAGGTATTGATTCGTTAAAAGAACATATTCTAAAATAATGTGTTTCATTTGAAATACCGTTATATGTGTATATATGGTTATTTAGTATTATATTAGAATATGTATAAGCGGTTGTACTAAAATGTGAAATAAAATCGTCATAATAAAAAACAACACTTAAACCAGAATATATGTAATTGGGGTCATTTACCGTGTTATCAACTTCACATAATGTTATTGTGTTTCTATAATGTGTAAGACCTGTTAAAGTGTCGTCAATTTTAAGTGACGAATATGTTATGGGTGTAGATAAATCTAATACATCGTTATTGTAATCCAATTGAGTTTTTGATAGTTCATAATCGTAATATTCCGAACTATCTAGTCTAACATCCAGTTTAGACCCAAAAAACTTTAAAATATTCTGACTGTTCATATTTTTAATAAATATCTTTCGAAACATTTGATATTTATATAAAAATAGTATTAATGAATAATTTTATAAACCAGGTAATTGACGAGGCATTTAAATCAAAAAAACAACAAAGATATTTTTATGCGAAAGCCGGAGATAAGTCTTTACCAAAAAAAGAAAGAAATAAATGGTCTAATTTGGCTAAAGAATTTTCAAGTAAAACTGATTTTAATAAAATACCTGAAAAATCTGAAGATTTGGATGAAATAGTTGATGAATTAGGTAATATTAGTAGAGGGAAAAAACCAAAAAATAGAAAAACTAAAGGAATTGGATCTGATTCTATTACAGATAAAGTAGTTAAAACGGGTGCGAATACGATGGGGACACATGGTGTCCATGGAACTCACACTTCTTTAAGATATTGGGCGGAATCGGATATTAGTGGTGCGTTAGGATATGACGAAACAATGGGAAAAGACAAATCTTACGATGATGCTAAAGATCATTATGAAGATGAGTTAAATTTAAAACCAAAAGATGCGGAGGATAGAATGGCTCAACTTGGTTATGATGAAGATTTACCCGGCGATAAAGTTAGATTAATTGAAAATCCACAAAAATATATAGAAGAATATATTGAAAGCATTTTATCTAAAAAAACAGATATAAATGATATATTTTCAAATAGTGATAAAGAAATAAATCCAATTTTATTAAAACAAATAAAATCATTAAAAAATAGTTTAGAAAGTAATGATTTATCTGTTGAAGATATCATAAAATATCTAAAAAACAATGAATAAAGATTTAAAAGGTAGAATATTCGATATTCCACAAAATATTTTAGATAAGATTAATCATACTATTGTTGGTCTGAATGGTAAACATGCACATGGTTTAAATAGAGCAAAAAAATTATTATCAGATAAAAAAGTAAAATATGGTCAATTAAAAAGAATAATTCATGATTTACAAAATATTGATAAAATAAAAGATAGAACTAAATATGATTTGTGTGGAGGTGATTTAATGAATAAGTGGAGTGAACAATTTTTAGATGGTGAAAGAGATTTAATTAATAAAAGAAAAGATTCAAGAAAAAGATCAGATGAAATGGGAGGAATAACAGGTTATAGAAAAAATAGTCATCTTAAAAAACATTCTAAAAAATTTAGTTTTAAGATTCCAGTTAATTTAATTAAAAGTAATTCAAATAAATCATCAATTTCACCAATAACATCTTTAAAATTATTTGAAGAAATTGAAAAAATAAAAAAACTAATGTTATAATATGCCAACAAAATTAGAAATTATCGGTAATCAACAAAGATTAGAGCATGTTGCAAGAAATGAATATAATTACGAAGATTTATATTCTTCAGTTAATAAAAACGCATTATCTGATGGTGACGAAAAAGGTAAAGGTGAAAATAATGGAGCGATAGGTAGTAAAACAGATATTTTAACTAGAAACGATTTAGAAGTAAAAAATACATATAAAAAAACAAACCAATATTCGGCACAAAATAATAGAGCAATTTCTGATGGGGATGAATTCGGTAAGGGAGAAAATACTTTAAATGGTTCTATTGGTGGTAAAACAGATATTTTTACTAGAAATAATTTAGAGGTAAAAAACATTTATAAAAAAACAAACCAATATTCGGCACAAAATAATAGAGCAATTTCTGATGGGGATGAATTCGGTAAAGGAGAAAATAATGGATCAATAGGTGGTAAAACAGATATTTTAACTAGAAATGATTTAAAAGTAAAAAACATATATAAGGAAACTAATCAATATTCCGCTCAGAATAAAAACGCACTATCTGATGGTGATGAGAGAGGTAAAGGAGAAAATAATGGATCAATAGGTGGTAAAACAGATATTTTTACTAGAAATGATTTAAAAGTAAAAAATTATTATAGTGAAAATAAAAAATATCCCGATTTTTAATATGAATATCAGAAAAATATTTTTAAACTTATTAAATGAGCAAATTGTTTTAAAAGGAACTAAAACAAAACCCATAGTTGATGCAATTAAGAATAGAAATCCTGTTTCATTTTATTATTCAGGACCAAGAAAACCTGAAAAAAATAGTGTTTTAGCTGGTAATAGAATTAAATCCGAATTAGTGGCGATTGGTTTAAGTAAAAAAGGTAACCTAATTGTCAGGGGGTGGGTACAACCCCCATCTGTTTCTAAAAAAGGATTTGAAGATCATGGATGGAGAACTTTTATGGTTTCTAGAATGAGCAATATTCAAATATTAACTGATGAAATTTTTAACACAAAAAGACCAAAATATAAAGAGGGTGATGATAATTTAATGAGTGTAACATACGTCACATCAAATTGGACTGATAAACCAGAAGTTAAACAAAAAGAACCTGAAATGCAAAAACCAGATCAATTACCACAACCTAAATCTGACGAAAAACCAGATCAATTACCACAACCTAAGTCTGACGAAAAACCAAGTAAGGAACCTGAAATTAAAACAAATAGTAAATTTGAAGTGGATGTTTATAATATTTTAAAAACAAAAATAAAAGAGATAAATGGTAAAAAAGTTGTTTCAACTGAAGATTATCAAAATTCATTAAATGATTTATATAAAAGAAAAGAAAATGAATGGATAGAAAACCAAAAGAAAATTGGTGGTAATATTAGACCCGGTGAAGGT